ACACTCGCTGCGCTGCGCAATCTGATGCAAGCGATGGCCGAAGACAACGCAGACAGGCCGCACTGTCACCGCCGCGAGGCGCTGGAGGAAGCCATGAGGATTTGCGAAGACCTACCCGCATCGTATGAGGAATCGCAGGCGCTTGACCAGGCGTACAAAGCGATTGAGGAGCTTTTGAAATGACCATCATACAACGCCAGATGCACACCGTTCAGGTTGACTGCCGTTGCGACGCTTGCGGGGAGGGCTGCTATCGCCCCTCAGGATTTGCGCTCCTAAGCAATCCGCCAAAGTTCCCGCACGCTTGCACGAGATGCGGAGATAAAAAGACCTTCAACCTGACGTACCCCCATATTCAACATTTACCGATGAACGGAGACCCAGAATGAAAGTAGTAACACCAATCAGCTTTGACCGCAACAAGGTCAAGGAGGTTCTGACCGACGCACTGGAGCAGGGGTTCGACCAGATTTATATCGTAGGGCTCAAGAGCAAGCAGGCGTACCTCATGGGCTCAGACCTGACTTCCAACATGGAAATGATTGGGGCGCTGGAGATGTGCAAGATGCAGATATTTGACAGGAGCGGACAATGAATGAAATCAAACTACTCAACCACGGTCATGTGCGTTTGGTCGAGCACATGGGGTCAGACCTCTCTATCGTGCGCAATGCAAGGGTCAGCTATGACGCTGAGTGGAGGTCAGGCGAGGATGACGGTAAGGATGCCAAGCTAATCGACTATCTGGTAAAGAACCACCACACCAGCCCACTGGAATCTGTGCAATTTACCTTTGACGTGAAGGCTCCGATCTTCGTCTTCCGCCAGTGGCACCGTCACCGAACATGGAGTTTTAACGAGGTGAGTGCTCGGTACAGCGTGTTGCCTGAGGAGTTCTACATACCGGATGTGTCCCAGATCACAACGCAGAGTGCTTCGAACAAGCAGATGCGGACGGACACGGAGCACCCAATGGCTGTGTACATGCAGGACGCAATCAGCAAAACATGCGCTGCGGCCTTCAAGGAGTACAAGCATCTGGTTGCAGACGGATGCCCCCGTGAGCTGGCCCGAGGCGTGTTGCCTGTGAACACTTACTCCCACATGTTCGCCACGGTGGACTTGCACAACCTCGCCCACTTCCTGAAGCTGCGCCTGCACGAGCACAGCCAGTATGAGATCAGGGTGTACGCTCAAGCCATGCTGGAGCTGATCGAGCCTATCGTGCCGGTGGCTGTGGCGGCGTTGAAGAAACATATCCTGGGAGTGTCGACATGAAACTGCAGTACGTGTTCTTTCTGATCAGCGCGGTGTTTAGCTCCCGCGTCGTAACGCCTGTTGTCTGCTTGGCGCTGTCTCTGGCCACGCTGTGCGTCGCGCTGATCCTGGCGATTGTGGAGGCTATAACATGAAAGCACAGCCTGTTAAGCGCGTTCTGTGCAAGGGGTACGAACCTAATTCGCAGTGCCTGAAATGTGCCAGGAAAACTGACAAGCCTGTTCCAGATCCTCTCATATTCCTGCCGCCAGATTTCGTCAACGGGAAGTGCCCTATGCGTGTTCAGAAATAGCCGGGTTATAATGGGCTGGGCGGTCGGTGGTGCGGGTTAGCGCCGCACTTGCTTGAATCAACGGTGTCAGTGTCCCACTGCTTTATGTGAGCCGACCGTCAACCTATTTTAGCTCAATGGACGCATACCGGATACTTGGAACCATCACCGTGGTTTGTGGAATAGCCCCTCTCTTCTGGGGCTTTATTCGTTTGGGTGAGCGGAAACTACTGAGGGCGGTTCGCCGCCGAAAGCGCCCCGACAAGACTCCCGCGATACGCGACCTGCTTTAGGGCGTTGGCCAACTCCGGGTGTTTCTGCATAAGTGACGGGGCTCCCTCCATCAACTTAGCTGCTCGTGCGGGGTCTAGCAATGCGTCGGCAATCTCGCGTTGCATCTTTTCGTCCACATCTCGATACACCCATTTCAACCCACGTGAGATGCCGGGGGCCTCCAGCAGTAGCCCGGCGTGACTTCCCATACCCGATTGGCTGGCGATGTTGTTCATTGCCATCTTTTGGAAGGTATCAGAGCCGACATTCCCACCACGGGTCTGCGCGTTTGATTTACGCGCCAGGTCCTGCGCAATAGCCGTCAGGGCGCCCATCTTATCAGGCCCCATAAGATCTTCTAGGCTGGGGGCCACCTTGAGCCCCGTGGCACGCTTGACCAGTAAGTCAGGGTCTCGAAGCGTTCTGGCAAAAGTTTCTCCGGTTTCCCGACCCAATGCCCCATAGTCAGACAGAGCCGGAGTCACCTTTTTCAGCAAGTCTTGCCCGACCACCATCTGATTGATGGGCTGAGACATCTTGGCATATGTCTGACGCGCTGTCTTAAATTCTGGGTTGGCCCCTTCCATCCAGTCGATGAGCTGCCCACGAGCATTTTGAACCTGCTTTCGCTCTTTCCCAACGATTCCAGAGGTCGGGTCTTTCAGCATGTCGTCCAAGGCCATCTTGAGGTCCTGCACGCCTTGCCCGCTAATACGCCCTGTGGCCACAGGCTGGGCTCCGCCAACGCCACTGAAGGGGGCTGAGGAGGTAGTTGAGAATCCAAAAGGCCGACTGTCATTTTCAGCGATAGTCTGGGCACGTGTCAGAGCCCTCTGCCCGAGAGGGCGGTCCAATAGTTGCTGCAGCTTGTCATCCACCGTGTACACGGCATTGGTAGCTTGGTCGTACATCGGGGCTGTTACGTCTCCGCGCAATTTCTCAGCTGCTTGCACCTTAGAGCTATCCCCCGCAATATCCCGTAGCGCATTCAAACGGGCGGAAGCCTGCTGACGGAAACGCAGGTCATAGTCGGTCGGGTTAGCCCCTTGCGCCATACGCTGGAAGGCCGCAATGCCGCCATTTTCGGCCACTTCCCCTGCTGTCGGCATAGACCCAGGAACCAGGGGCTGGGCCGCTTTCATCTTAGCAAGGACATTAGGGGCGTCATCTCCGGCCAAGCGGTTGAGCAAGCGGCCCTGTATCACCTCACGTCCGCCAGAATATAGGGGCTCCACAAGGGATTTGGCCGTCTTTCCAGCCGCTCCAAGTGCCGCTAGCCCTGCGGGGGCCAAGCCTGCCCCAGCGGCAGCTTCAACGCCGCGCATTGCCCGCTCTTTCGCTGATCCATACTCGAGGGACGCGGGTACTCCCGCAGCTACCGCCATTCGTAGCATATTGCCCGGAAGGGTGGCAGCACCGCCCACAGGAACAACCATTGAGGGCAATGATTCGCCCATACCTGTGGCAAACGGGTGCGCCTCTTGCAGCGGTTTGTACAGACGGTCTTCTTCCTTAGCCCTAGCCTTTAGGTCAAGCAACCCCCTGCGATCATCCTTAGCCTCCAGGTACAACTGTTGCATACCCTTACCGAGGCGGTCTGTGGTGCGCCCAGCCCCGATAAGAAAGGCTCCCCAAAGGCCCGGGTCATCCGTTTTGATCTCTGGCTCAGGGGGTGGGGCTGTTTGACCAGCAATCGCACGTAAGCCAGCATCAGACACTTTGGCCATATCGCCAGCCGCCATAGCCTGCAGGTCAGCGTCAGAAAGCTTAGAAAGGTCCATTATTTACCCCCTTGACGACGAGCCAATTCGGCCCTTGCAGCGGCGACTGGGTCTACAGAGGGGCTGCCCCCCACAGGTGCAGGTGAAATGGCCCCTCCGACCTTAGAAGCAAAATAATCGCGCCACGGTAGCCGCTTGTCATTCAACCTTGGCACTTCAGCATAATTCTTGTCGAAGATGGGATTGGAATTTACATACTCGGCCCAATGTTTGTTGGCCCCTTGCAGCGTCCCATTCTGCTCCAGGTAGGTGGCTCGGAAGTCTGCATAATCTTGAGCTTGCTTGGCGCGGTTGATGTACCCCTGCGCAATGGCGGCGTTGGTCTCCTTCGGCTTGTCTACACCGACGGTCCCTTTCTGGAACATCTTTGCGTCAAAATCAGAAGTTGACCCTGAACCGGCTTCGCGCAATCCTGGGACCAGTCGAGAACTGATCCCTTGCATCTCGGCATAGTCGGAGCCGAAGGACTGGGCAAACTGACCGAGGCCAAACTTGTCGGTGATTCCCCCGGTGTCTTTCTTGGCGTTGAGCTCCATGAAGCGTTGAGCCTCCTGAGCGGTTCCAAGCATCTTCCGAGCGGTATCGGCATCAGATTCCACATCCTTGGCTCCCCGAGCAATTTCAGCTGCCCGAACTTTATCGGCATTCTTCTGGTCCGACTGATTAGCCCATGGTACGACCGACGGCACAGGGACTCCCAGAATCGGGGTTGGCGTAGAACTCGCAGGCATAGCGTTAGCCGCCTGTTTAGCTGCGACGTTCTGGCTCATCAAGTCAAAACGCATACCGGCAATTTGCTCATGTGATGCCCGGTCAGCAGCGGCCCTCGCATCCGTAGCCTCTCGCTGGAGCTGCGCCTGTTGAGCACGTTCTGCTGCGGATTGACGGGCCGCATATTGTTGAGCGGCTTGAGCCTGCTGCTGGGCTTCAAGGCGGTACTGGTTCTGCTCTTCGCGGGCTTGTTGAGCAGCCACTTGCTGCATGATCAGCGGGATATAGTGTGCCCGTGTTTTGTCCTGTTCTGCCTTTTGGGCTTGCATAGCCCCAGCCACATTGGATAGCTGTTCCCCAAAGGTCCCGGTCTTGGTGGGGGATAAGAACCCTTGTGCCAGGGCCAAATACCGAGCCTGTGAGTTGTCCTCAGGAATATACTGGCGGAGCAGCTCGGCAATGTCTGGAGGCGCATTACGAGGAGTAGGGGTGGCCACACGGCTCAGAGCTCCTTCAGGAGTGGGCTCGCCAGTGGGAAGCTCGACGCGGCTCAGCGCCCCGGCTTTGTCCAGAGCAGCCGCAGCCGGGGGTAGCCCGACGGGGCCAATAAGCGTCTCGTCAGAGGTGAAAGGAGCAGCGTCATCCGGTGGCATGTCACCTGCAAAGAGGGGGCCAGTAACGGTCTTGCCTTTGTTCGCTACGCGAACTGTGGGAGCTCCGCCTGATAGGTTAGGGTTGCGAGCATAGTCAGCCTCGATCAGTGCTAGCTGCTCCGGGGTGAACAGCTGAGCCTGTGGTGAAAATCCGCTTGACAAAGCCATGATTAATCCTTACTTCGGTTTTGTGCCGTCGGCATTCAGGCCCTGCGAAAGGTTGTAGGCTCCCATCGCGGCAGACAAAGCACCAGGTCCGTACAGACTGGATGAACCGCTGGTGGCAGTTGTAGTCAGTGTGGGAAGCTGAACTCCCTGCATAATATCCTGCTGGTTCTTGAGCTGAGTCCACGGATCAGTGCGTGCCAGGTTGGCATTAGCCAGCGCGGTGTCATAGCCCTTCTGTTGCAAGGCTTGCTGCTGATTGCCGATGTTGAGAAGCGACTGCGTGTCGGTGTTTTGCAGGGTCTGACCGACTTGACTCAAGGCTCCGATTCCTTGCGCCTCAGTGCTCAAAGCGTTTGCCGCTGTTCCAGCGCCCTGCAGAGCAGTCTGTGCTTGGAGCTGGCCCTGCGTCTGTGCACGGGCTGCATCGGCACTCAAAGCGCCTTGCATCAGGTTGCCGCCAGACAGCGCCGTTTGAGCCTGCATCTGCTGTTGTTGCTGACGCCGGGCTGCATCTTGAGCAAAGATAGCAGCGCCACTATTATATCCAGCCTGCAAGGCAGTACTCTGCTGCCCAGTAATGTCCCCTGCCGCATTGACTGCCGCACGGCTCAGGATGTCGGCGTTGCGGGTGGAACCGAACTGCCCAGATCCGATCATGGCGTTGTTGACGCCCGGCATGATGTTGTCTTCAAAGTTGCGCTTACCCAGCCGTGCGATGTTGTCCACAACTGCAGAGGTGTAGGGGCTCATGTACTTTTGATAGTTCTGAGTCCATTCGTCGGCGCTACCCGAGGCAGCATCTTGCGCGCCTTGTGCCCACGGCATAATGGCTGAGCCGGTTTCCATGGCCGGGCCACCGACGGCGCCCTGTGCGTAGTCTACCATGGCGGAGGACGTGGGCGCGATTTCACCCAGTAACCCCTGAGCTCGTTGCATCTGCGGCTGCGCGGCCCCTTGCTGGGACATCACATTTGAAAAGGCTTGCTGCTGCGTGGGGTTGAACCCGGCAACGCTTGCCATCGGCAAGGGCTGCTCATTCAGATTGTTGGCCAGCCCTGCAGCTTGCGTGCCGAGGTTGGCGGTATACTGTTGGTACCAAGCCGGGAGGTCACGGTTGACCGCCTGATTGGAATCGGTGGGATTGGCTTGTACGCCAGAGGTAAGATCAGCCATTGGAGCCTCCCTTCATGTAGCTGAGTGGGCCAAGTGAGCGAGGAGCAATTTCGTCAGGCGGGGCTGAACGCTTATGAGCCCGCATTGCGGCGCGAAGTTCATCGAGCTTACGAGCGCCTGCAGCGTTGTCGCCGTCGCCTAGCATAGACACAGATTCGGCGTCAAAGACATACTCACCGGGGGAAAGTCGTGCCTCGACCATATCGTCTTGCCCGCCCCCATCACCGGCCACTTGACCCGTTTGCTGAGAGCTGTCGAAGGCTTGGCTAAGTGCACCTTCTACATCACCACCCTCAGCGTACCCGAGCACGCCTGGTTGGATAGGAGAAGGCATGGAAGCCGCTGACTGGCGTGCTAGCTGATTCCCGGCTTTCAATGGAACACGCATGGTCGCCAGAGCTTCAGGGCTGAAGCCCGGCGGGGCGTTGCTAGGCAGAGACCCGGCCAACTCGGCCACAGTCTTGACTGGTTGAGTCTTGCGGTTCAAGGTGTCATAAGCCGTAAGCCCTGCAGCTCCAAGCCCGATGATCTTCTTCCAATCGTAGCTACCGTTCTTTTGTGTCAGCCCTAAAGTATTTGCAACACTCTTCAGCTTTCCTAGTACGCTATCCACAGACATCTCGCCTGTCGGCTCAAAGGAAATTCCACTATTTTTGAGATCCTCGGCAGTAAGACCGGGAGGCAGTACGTTTAGCCCCATATCTTTTGAGGTGTCAAAGGGAACCCCGCCAAAACCGGGAATAATCGGCCCGCCTGTCCCGGTTGCACCGTCGATATTGAAGCCCCAAGAGCTTACGTTGGAGAGGTCGGGGAACCCCTCGCTGCGAGGGTCAGGGCTGGAGGAGGTTTCGTCAAAACCGTAGCTGTCGGTGTTTGCCTCAGTGGCTTCACCGAATGCGCCGTAGTCAAAAATTCCCATATTTACCTCACTGCTCCAATAAATTGTTCTGCCCAGTCTTGCCAGCGCTCAAAGCCTTCAGCAGACGGGATATTCATTGCAACGAGTTCAGGCACATAAAACAGCGCACACACCCACGTTTTCCAACTATCCTCATTATAAGGGGTTGCCACCCCATACTGGGCCAGTTGCTCGGCAACAATTGCCCCCCATTGAACGAATTCTGATCCCTGCGGTTCAGGTAAGAAAGCCGTTGATGCTATCATCGAGTAGACCTCTCGTCGCCGGGTGACAGTTTAATCATCATTTGACCCTGCTCATAGAACCCGCCCAGTGTGTTGGATTCGAATTTTAGCTTCAATATGCGCGCTTGATCCACGGTATCTTGAAAAGATCCGCCGGGGGCCAGCGTATAGGTGTTCAGCACCACATCGGGATCTTGCGCAAAGGATCGCCCAATCACTGACAGGGTCATATCCCCCGTCTGGTTCATGTCCTGCTCAACGCGCTGCAGCCGGGTCATGACGTCCAGCCCCTTGGGAGCATCATCAAACGGGGTTCCAACTGCAATCCCAAAGTTGCATGAGGTGAACGAGCTGACCACAGGTGTGGTGACCTGTTCTACAGTCTTGTCCCAACCGTATTCATGCTGATACTGGCACACCAAGGTTTGGTCTACTGGGGCGGACTGAAGAATGGCAGTAGCACTGGAGGGGCCAGTAAGGGTTTCCCCGCTTACAAAGGTCCCCGATACACTTTCGACATTCAAACTTGTGGTCAGAACCTTTGTGACAATGCCCGTAGCCCCAGAGGTACCCCCGGTCACGCTGTAGCCCGCCACAAAGCCCGTTGTCATGCTGGTAAAGCTTAGTGTGGACCCACTGGCAACCCCCGTAGTGTTGACGTCTAGAGTGATGTCTGTGGCCGTATGCGAAAGCACCAGCGCACCGTAAGGTATACCGGAAGAACCTGAGGCAACCATTCCGTCCACAATGCCCGTAGTGCTGGTAAAGGTGAGCACCGGCGATCCTGCCAAAGTGGCGGCACTTGTAGCAAGGCGAATACCCGTGGTCAGCAATTGGGTTTCCACAGGGTCTTCATGCCCTGCCCAGATTGGGAAGCTAAACACTCCGGTTGGTGCCCCGGCGGTGCGTTGCTTTACTGCGTCATACCACGTATTTTCGCGATAGTTCCAGATGATTGCGTTACCGCACTCGGTATCCGTTCCACGGGGATAGAACCACCAGATCTCGCCCCAACGCGCAACCTTCGTACCCCACACCTTGTTCTGATGGGCGTAGTTCAAGTTGTCGAAGAAGTAATTCTGGTTCATCTGATTCGGGATCTCCTGCACCACCCCGGTATACGACAGGAAGCGATCGGTGCCCGGCCAGAAGAATTTGCCATCATGCTCCACTACGCACTTCTTGCTCAGAATGGTTGTGGGGCAGGCTAAAGTGTCATAGGCCCAGAGGGCGGTAGTCCCGGTGAAGGAGACTCGCACCAGTGAATCCAACGCCCAGAATAAACCCGCCGGGGATTGACCCCCACCCCGCAAGGGAGCACCATGAATAATCTTGGTCCCTGCAACGTTCGTACTGTTGGCATAGTTGGCCCCGCCTGTAGTCCAGCCCGTAGCCGTGGAGAAATCGTTAGCATTGCTGTTGCGGATCAGTCCGTTGGAACCATAGACAAACAGGAAAGGTTGTAGCACGCAAACCCCTCCGCTGACCCGGATAGCCCCTGAGCCATCAGAGACCAGTGCCAAGGGGTCATTAGTCGAGATGTCCCCGGCATACAGGTAGCCGCTGGTGTCATTGGAGATGTCCAGCACGTCGGGGCTGGAGGCCGCGATGATGGCGGTGTAAGAACCCCCTGTGCTGGAGTACATTGCCCCCTGAGACCACGTAAGGGTTGGGTCTACCGTGAAACCCAGCGGGGTACGGTCCTCGATACCAACACCAGCGCCGGTACTGTCGAAGGTCAGTCGCTGCACGCCCCACTGGCTGAACAAGTGTGTGGAATTGACCCCACTGCGGCTATCCAGGTAAAGCGAGCGAACGGGGTGATTCACATAGGTGGACATGGCACGGTAGCCGCCGATTTTGCGGGTACGCCCCCGGTACCACCGAACCCATTCCCCATCAGAGAAGTAGGCGGTGTCCAGATCCGTGCCATCCCGACGAACCCCGGTCAGGGACTTAAACGAATAGATGTCATCCATTTCAGGGCCTTGTAAATACGGTAGTGCGATCAGCCTGACGCTCAGAGTTCTCGCTCTTGAGGGCCGTGTTTGCCTGCGTATAGGCTTCTTCCCACACAGCTTGACGCGTTGGGTTTTTAATGAACCGGCAAGCCTCCACCATGCATGCGGCCAGCAATGCCTGTGGAACGTTGAGGGTCATCCAGTTGCTGTCATTGGTGGCGCTCAGCGGTTGCAGGCGGGCATAGTAGACCAATTCAAAGGTGAAGGCCACTGCGGGAGTTGGGGCAAACAGGAAATGCGTAGCATTGTAGTCCGCATAGAAGCGAGGTGCGTCCGTCAGTGTAGGGTTGGGCCAGTAGTTTCGTAAGTACTCCAATGGGCGCAGGAACAGCGGAGTGCTCTCGCCCGCCTCGTTGGTGTACATGAAGCTGATGGTCTCTTTCCAGAAGGAAGGTTTAGCCAAGCTGCTGGTCAGTGGCAAGGTTCCAGTAACCACGGACTGAAAGCCCTGCTGCTTCATATCTGTAGCTATACGGTTTTCGGCCAGTGCGATGAACGTCGGGATCTGATCCACAAAGGCGTCGTCAAACCGCTCCGCGTAGGGCGGGATCAGTGCCAGCAATTGGGTATAGGTAAAGTCTTGCATAATTAGGGCGCGCTGATCACGTTAGTGAGCGCTCCAGGTTGTTCAGGCTGCTGGGACTGGAAGTTGAATTGCGGTGCTGGCACGGTCATAGCCTGCTGCTGATTTTGGTACAGTGCGTTAAAAGTCGGCGTCCTGTATTGCGGCTGGTAGGAGGCCGTTGACAGTGGACCTGCCGGTTGGTGGGTAGCCGTAGACGGTACTTGCGCAAGTGGAGCCGTCTGAGCCGGAGGTGTAGCCGAGGGCTTCGGCAGATTGTTCTGCGCCCAGGCATCCACCGTACCTTTGTCCCAACCCATGTACGTATCCACATTAGCGTTGCTGATATTATTGGCCCGGGCATAGTTATACAGGGCCATTTCAGGGCTGATACCCTGCTTGCTTGCGATGTCTTGCGCCTGCTGCACAATGGATGCCCGTGTGGTCGGGTCAAGCCCGTATACCCCAGATGGGGCCACAGATGCGGCTAGCTCAGAAGCGCTTTTTATAGGCGCCTGCTGTGTCGTTTTGTTTGCCCAGGCTGAAGTGGTTCCGGCAGGCCACCCCATGTAGGTGTCCACATCGGCGTTTGGAATACCATTGGTTTGGGCGTAGTTGTACAGAGCCTGCTCAGGGCTGATGTTTTGTTGCCCCGCAATAGCCTGAGCTTGCTGTATGACCGACTGGCGCGTTGTCGCATCTAGTGGGGTGACAGGTGGCTTAGCCGGGGCTGGCGCCGCTTGTTGAACGGCTGCCGGAACCTGATTTGTAATGTTGAAGGTGTAATTACCCTGTGGGGCGGGGTTTTGTCCATTCTGAACTGCCCAGCTTTGCGTGGTTCCTGTGGGCCATCCCATATAAGAATCAACCTGCGTAGTGCTGATGTTATTGTTCTGCGCATAGTTATACAGCGCCTGCTCTGGCGTAATCCCCTGCTGCTGGGCGACGGTTTGCGCTTGTTGCAACACCGAGGCTTTATCTTCAGCAGATAGCGGTTGAACTGGAGATTCCGCTGCCGGTACCGCCGAGGTTGCGGACGGGGGGTTTGTCGTCTGAGCAGGGGGCACCACTGAGGTCGGGTTAAAGTTGCCTTGTGGCGCGGCCATGACCCCGCTAGACACCGCCCAGTTCTGCGTCTCTCCGGGTTGTAGACCCATGTAGACATCCACATCGCTTGGGCTGAGTCCTTGGCTTTGGGCATAGTTCCACAGGGCTAAGCGAGGGTCAATACCCTGCTGTTGGCCGATAGCTATGGCTTGGTCGATGACGGACTGACGGTCTGCTGCGGAGAGGGGTGCAACCATGGTAATTCCTTATTTGGTTTGTGTTGAACTGGCCAGCAATTCAGTCTTGCGCTGGCTATCTTTGTTGCTTCCAAAGTAGTAGCTAAGCACTTGCTCGGCTTTGGCAGAGAGGTACCCAATCAGTGTACCGGCTAATACTGACTCTGCTTTAGTCCACCCCATCAGAGTTGCGGTGATTATTGCCACAAAGGTGCTTATGATTATAAAGGCCAGCACCTTTGTGGTATTATCACCTGTCTGTACCTCGCGGCTTCGCGCACTGTCGCGGTCCTTGAACTCCAGCTCGGCAAACTTGAAGCCGCGTTCACGTTCCTGATTCTGGTAGTCAAGCTCGAGTTCCTTCAGGCGGGCCAATGCCTCTGGGGTCATCTGCCCGGAGGTAATTGCCTTCGCTATTTTGTCCTGCGTGGGGGCGTCCACTCCCAGAGCGTTACCAATGGCAGCCACGGTCACCCCGGCCAGAGGCCCACCGAGGGCAGCGGCAACCGTAGGGGCGAGGTTTTTGATGGTTTCAAGCCAACTCATTTTGATAGCACCCCAGTAAGTAGAGCAAGATGCGCGGCAATAGCCAGCGCTACTGAAATCACCGCAAAGGCAAGCAGTTCGGTATCATTCATCGATAATTCCTCCAACGTGGGCATGCAGATAGAGGATGCTCACCTTTGCAGAGCGGGCAAACGAGTTGGCAGGCTATCATGCTGGGTTCCTGATCTCGATGAATATTTCTTCCCCACGCTCGGCGGCTTCAAGCATCATTTGCTTCACAAGCCGGACAGCGGGCTTACTGGTGCCTCCGATAAGGCTGTGATCCGTAGCCTGTAGACCAAGCAGAATACATCCGTCTGTGTCCTCGTGCTCATTCCCCGCGTGCATGCGGATATACCGGTAGCCTTCAACTCCGTGTAGTGTAGGGGTATCCACGCCGAAGCGCGGGCTGTATTCAAGTGTCACCCGGTAGGTGCCTGCGGGGATGGCGGTCTTGCCCTCGACTTTCCACTGCTCGACCGGCTGACCCGGAACTTCGCGGATTTGGTCTTCGAGGGTATAACAGATAAACTCGCCTCCCCGAAGCGTGAGCCTCCCGACTGTCGCTTCCGCGCATGACGGCTGGCGCTGTAATACTAGCTTCATGGAACCTCCGTCCGGTCAATACCAAAACATGCGCAGTTGCGGTACACGTCTTTACAGTCAAGCACCTCACGTCGCAGCGATGCAATTTCGAGGCGCAGGTGCTCAACGGCCACCATTAGCTCAGCAACCATCAGAGCCAGCTTCTGCGCCCCATCGACACTCATTTTGTTGGCCCCTGCACAAAGGCAGACCATGCGACGGTCGCTAGCCAGCCAAGAAAACCAAGCAAGCCGTACTTACTGATCTCCTCCAGCATCTTCTTCCAGAAAGCTGCACGGGCCTCGGCTTTCGCAATGACAGCCTCATGGTGCTTCCTGTGGCCTTTGGGGTCGCCCTCCGGAAATGCCTCTTTCATCAACTTTGTGATTTCTGCTGCTAGTTCCATAGTCTCGTCCGTCATGTGTTTCGACAGCCTTTTGTCCAGGTTGTCGATGTTTGTGTGGATGTTCTTTATGTCATCATGGATTGTTTGAACCAAAGCCAAAAGAGCGGAAGTCTCTGCGCGACGCTCTGGCAGGTGATCCTGCATCTCGTGGGTAGGTGCCATCATCAATCCTCACTCGTAAAGGTGCTTTTGCCACAGGTACGCCTTTCGGCAGTGCTCAGTCATCCACGGTTTGAATAGCGTGTCGATTACCGGAACCAACACCTTACCCTGCCACTTGCCGTCAAGGTACAGTGACCACGCCGCAGCACTGATCGTTTCTCCCGGTCGACAGCGACCAAGCGTGACCAGCCATAGGACTTTAATGTCCAGCCACAGGGCGGCTTTAAGCAGTGGGCTCATGATTACAGCGTCGCGGCGATCGCCCATAGTTGATCCAGGGATGCGTCATCCACACCCAGCGCTGTAGCCATGGCTATGACTTGCGGGTGGGCACGCTCAAAGGTGTTCGCGTAGTTCCACCAGTCTCTGGTGTCCTGATTGCCCGCAGCCACTGCGGCTTCGACCTGTTGACGGATCCCAAAGCGAGTTAATGCTTGACGGATTTGGCGCGGTGAGACCGATCGATTATCAATAACAGGGGTGGGTATAGCTAGTTGAGCTTCTAATTCTGTAATACGAACTTGAGCTGCTTTTAGGTCACTCTGTAGTTGAGTAATGGTTTCCTCGTATTTAACTTTGGAAGTAGTGATTTCAGCATTAGCGTTAGCTAAATTGCTTTCAGCGGTCTCTTTTGCTGATAATGCATCTACTTTATCTTGTAAGGCACGGTTATTAAACGAAGTTAAAAATGCATTTACATCGATTACACCGTCGGTAAATGAGGATAGATTGGATGATTCGTAGGATGAGCGTTCGAATGTTTCGCTTAAGACTACGCCGTCTTTGAGCACTTGATTCGCCCATTGGACGTTGATGCCACCCGTCGCCGGGAGGATAGTGATTTGTTTGATGATGCGTTGTTCTGTGAGTGACATGTTGTTTCCTTAAACTAGATACGAAAATGATCCGGCAAAGCGCGTAGTAGCTGAGATATTTGAGTCAAGCAGCGCTGAGGAATAGTTAGTGATGGAGTTCTGCAACTGAATAGAGGTGTCTGCTGTTGTGATGTATCCGCCAACGCTTGTAGCGGTAACGATGCCTGTTGAAAACGGCTGAGGGACCGCTTGTGTAATCCCAGACTTAGATGTAAATGGCAGGTTCGTAATCCGAACCGCACCAGTAGATGAACCTTTTGCGGACAGAATTAGATCGTAAGTAACCGTTACCAAGTTTCCAATCTTTGTGTAAGTTCCGCTCTGTGTTGTGTAGGTCACCCCAACAGCAGCTCCACCAAATGTAATCGTCGGTGTCCACGTACCCTCTTCATAATCATCCAGCGTGTTCGCGTCAGAGCTTGCGACTTGGGTAGACGGGAAGCTGATACCGCAGCCTGTTTGTGACGTTGCGCCTTGCAGGGCTAGGGATTTACCGTGGGCAATCTGGAACACCTGCGTACCGATGACTGTCGTGCTGTTGGCCGCAGAATACAGGTACACGTTGGTCGCCGCGTATGCTCCGGAGTACCCTCCTCCAACATACAAATCATTGGTGGATGTGTTTGCGTCCATCAACAGCACTTGTGCGGGTGTAGCAGCTACGTAGCTCTGAGCCACGACTCCTGTACGATTGCGTGTGCTGTTGGTCTTCACCTCAGTTAAGCACAACTGCCGGTATATGTTTGTGCCATCAAGAACGTCAAGTCGGAAGTTTGGTGCTGTGGTCCCAATCCCGAGGTTTCCGCTGGCGTCGAGAGTCATCCGGGTGGTGTTACCGGAGTTACGAAAATGCATCTGATTTGGGGCCGTAGCGTGTGATTGTGCAAAGCACACTACTGCTGCGCCCAGGGCGCCAGTTGTACCACCGCTATATATAACGCTTCCGTCTGTATTGAATCCTACAAAGCTTTTTGAAGCTCCCGATGACCCGATAGTTACGTCACCTGTCGCACTCAGCGTTCCAGTGACGGCGAGGCCAGCCGAAGTTGCTGCGGCAACAATGGCCCCCGCCGAGTAAATGTTTGTGGCTGATGCAACACCGTTGTAAATATCCATGTCAGGCGACGCACCGGCACCAGTGAGGCGTATTTCGCTTACGAAAGCCCCGTCCGTAGATCGGGCGAGCTGGTACTTTCCGAGCGTGCCGGTTGTGCCTGATTTTATGGTACTTGTAGCACTCAACGTCCCGGTTACTGCGAGGCCGGTAGATGCAATGCCGAGCACCTTTGCTCCGCCAACTGCATAGCCGTGATTGTTTGCTCCGATGCGATACAAGCCAGTGCCTGTTTCACCCTCCAAATACAACCCAGGTGCGGAAACAGTGCCTGCGTCTAGGTTTGTCGCGCCCGTTGCGCTGATCGTTGTAAACGCCCCCGTGGACGGAGTCGTAGCGCCGACCGTCCCATTGATGTTGATCGAAGCTGTTCCGGTAAGATTTGTTACCGTACCAGAAGATGGTGTACCCAATGCGCCGCCATTGACCACAGGGGCACCAGCAGATCCAACATTGACAGCCAGAGCCGTGGCCACACCAGTACCTAGGCCGGAGATACCAGTCGCCACAGGCAAGCCGGTGCAATTAGTTAGTGTGCCGGATGTAGGGGTTCCGAGCACAGGAGTTACGAGTGTCGGTGACGTGGCAAACACTAGCTCGCCTGAACCTGTCTCACCAGTCACGGCTGCTGCCAGATTGGAGCTGGATGGGGTAGCTAGGAAGGTAGCGACGTTGGCACCCAGACCGGAAATGCCGGTAGAGACGGGGAGACCCGTCACGGAGGCACCTGACATGACCGGAGGCTGAGTAAAGGTCGCAATCTGTGAGCTGCGTGCGACGGTAGCCACGGTACCGAGTAGCGCGCCTACGTCGCTGTAGGCGTTGATTGCCAGATTGGTTCCGGCATTGGCCCCAGCCTCGGCGGTAGAGGTAGCTTCTATTGACCAGCGGTCTACCCCGGCAGTGCGAAGGCGCACGGAGCCCACGCTGCCAGCTGGACGATCAGCCACCAAGCTGGACGCACCACCAGAGGAAATAGCTTGCACTGCAGCCGCCCCGGTGACTTCCGTTTTATAGCCGCCAGTTGTAAACTTGCCGGTGTAGACGCCATTGTTAGCCACCCCGATCTCATTGGAACCGGATGAGTAAAATCCGGTGTTGGCCGTTGAGAATGCCGCAGACGGCGAAGCGGCGGAGCCCGCCCCGAAGATCACTGTGGCGATACCGCCCGACAATGAGGTGTTGGCATTGATAACGTTGGTGCCGTCACAGAACAGGATAGCCGCTTGACCCTGAGTAACACCCACAGTAGTTCCACCGGCCACGCATCCGAAGGTCAAGGTGTAAGCCCCGGTAGTAGCGTTGCTGACATAGTAGACTTGCACCACAGCAGGTTGGTTCACCGTCTGGTTGGACAGGAGCGCTCCCGTAAAGGTCTGCACCACATTGGACGCCTCGTTCAGCGTCAGGTTGACTGTTCCACCAGTCACAACCTTGTTAAGTTGAGTGAAATTGAACTGCGTATTACGACCCCGGCCCACGGTGTACCAATCAGTAGCGCCCATGTGGATGATGCAAGACTCGCTGGTGATCAGCGCAATGGTTGCAGACCCGTCGACCACTACCCCGCCAGTCGTGGCTACTGTCAAGGTGCCGGAGCCTTGGTTGTGAACTTCAATCGAGAAGTCACTTGTCGATGCCGCGGTGGATGGGAGCGTGAGCGTTCCTGACCCGCCAGTCCACACGAAGACCTTAGCCCGGTCAGCCAGGGTTACCGTAGTATTAGACGAGATATTAGAGACCGGAGGAGCCAGATTCAGTGTACTACCGATAGCCTTGACGCCGTAGCCTTGCAGCTGGGCTGCATCCACAGAAGCAGCCCCGACCCCGAACAGCGTGACACGCCACGTGCCTGCAGCCGTGCTATTGTCGCTCAGGTATAGGTACTTGACCTCGCCGGGGGCAACCGTCGCGATTGTGCCGCCAGCATAGTCATAGACTGTGAAGGAGAAGGCCCCAGCATTATCGAACAACACATCCATGCCGTTGCTAGTGAGTGTCGTGTCGGGCAGGTTCACGCCCAGAGACCCAACGCTCGGGGTCACCTTCATGATACGGGCGCACTCGTTGCCGGTTGTGGCAAACGCTGGCCATACTGTATAGATGCTAGCTGAAAGCGCTACGGCACGGAACTGCACGTCCGCAGCTTGAACTGAAGACCCGCCAAAAACGTCTGTATAGCTCATTGTGTTGCCTTATGTGTAGAATGGATAGTTCTTGTTTTTGGTAGGAACGCCCGTAGACTGATAGTGCATATCAGCCATGTGCGCAAAGACAGCATCTGAGCAGGTGTCGCCGCCTGCAGCAGCGTCCCGGTAGATCCGAACCATTAACAACCCATCAACTTCCATCCCTGAAACTGTGATAGCTGTAGTCTCGGCGATATTATGCTGATATCGTGTAGCCGGGCACGCCTGTGTCACGGTGACAGTTGATTCAGCCGGAAAAGCCTGCTGGTTATAGCCTTTGGCATAGGTGTATTGAAAGCCCCAAATCACGTTACCCGTGTTAGGTGCAGCATGTGCATTTGACCAATGCACATGCAGGTAGATGTCTGTACCAGGAACGTAGTCATGCGGGATATGAAAGACAGTCCAAAACTGTTGCATTACTGTAGCTGAAAAGGAATACGCAAACTGGGCAGTTGCCCCATATGCCGAAAAAGCCGGGTCATTGGCGCCCGAGCCTCTTACGTTAATTTCTCCCAGCATGTCAGCGTAACCGAAAGTGGGCGTAGTTGTATCTAGTTTGATACCCGTATTCGTGGTTTTTGGCAGGACAAGGTTACTGCCTAAGATTGCCTGCTTAGCAACCGACAACCCTCCCGCTAGAACAGTTCCCGCTGTTCCCAATACTGATGCATCTATGGTGGATGTTCCGTTGAGCGTGGTAAACTTGCCGGCCAGTGGTGTATTAGCCCCAATAACCACATTGTCCACCTGCTGCGCTCCACCTGAGACAGCGCCAGACAGGGTGACTGCCGGGAGCGTCAGGGAACCGCTTAGAGTAGGGCTTACGAGCGTTTTATTGGTCAGTGTGGCAGCGTTAGTACGTTCAGCGAATACGTGGGCGGTTGTGGCGATTTGGGTCGTATTTGTGGCGGCGGCAGCGGTTGGGGCTGTGGGCGTACCCGTTAGCGCGGGACTGGCCAAATTTGCCTTCAGGTTCAGGGCCGTTTGCTGTGCTGTGCTGACGGGCTTAGCGGTATCGGCGGTGTTGTCCACATTACCGAGGCCGAGGTTTGTGCGAGCTCCAGCCGCTGTGGCTGCCGCTGTTCCACCGAGGGCTACTGAGCGTACCCCGTAGGTGTTGGCATCAACGTCGTTGAGCCAGTCAGCCTCGATAACCGTTACGCCAGTAACAAAGGTGGTAGTAGTCATGATGTTCCTGTGATAGCGGAGCCAGCAATGGCGATACCAGCCACTGCCGAGGTCGTCAGGTCAGCCGTACTGAAGCCGGTAATTGGCTCATCCGGGCGGGGATAGCGCAAGGTAATGTTTTCGCTCATTCGAGCAGGTAGGCGCCAAGGGTCGAAGTTGTCAGAGCATGGGGCGCAAACCCGTAAGCCGGGAATGTTCTTGTCCGGAGCAAGGTCGTCATATGCCATCTTGATCCGGCAACGATCACAAATGGCGATACTGCGGGAGTTTCTGCCAGAGGTGTCGAGGTATAGCGACATAGTGCTCTACCCGCGTGTGTAGCCTGCAATGTTCGGAGCGATACGGATAGGCGAGCCATCCGATTCACCGTCTTCAGCCTGCGCCAAGTGCTCAGCGCTCTTTGCTTCCAGATACTCAAGCCGCCCCTGCGGGAGCTCCCCGGCAGGGAGTTCCACTGCGCACCGGCAAGCCAGCAACAAGATGATGGACTCGAGCCAGCGCTGTGGGATGTCCAGCGTGTTGGTCAGCGCCCCGACGTCCTGAATATGCCGTTGTGACCACACAATGATTTGGTCGGTATTGACCTGTAAACCGGGCCAGATCCAGATGCGCGGCTGCACTTGCTTGTCAAACCAGTATTGCAGGCTCTTAGAGCCCGACGGCACCGTAAAGGTCTTGTTGGGTAAGCTGGCGTAGTCGTCATTGGACATCTTCGCCATCGGGATCTCATATGGCGTAGTGCTGAATGAGATTTCACCCAGTGTTGGCAAAGTGCCGGAAGTGTCCCGAATGCGCCAGTAGCGCACCGTTCGGGTGTTGTCCGCATCGACTGCAATCCAGGTGTTGGCAGGTTGCAGCGTCGCAAACGGAAAGTCTGCCATCCACACCCACGTTACTGCGTCATCAGAGGACTCAAGCATGAGGGTAGCTGCAGTTACCCCTGCGAAGCTAATCGCGGCGTTGTAGACAGCGGTTTCGCCCCCTGCACCGAGGTCAATGCCCTGCCACCCGGCCCCGCTAATTGTCGTGCCCGTAAGGGCCGTCTTCGTGCGGTATAGGGCGCTCATTACGTCCACCGTTCCCGGGCGGAGCTGATAGGTAAGCTGGTTTGCCTGAACGCCGACAATTTGCTTCTCGACGCACCACAGGGATAATCCCCGGTTGGCAAGGTCGCTAAGCAGGAAAAAGAGATTCTCCCGAGCCGACAATTGCAGCTCGGAAGAGATTGTGGAAGCCAACTTCCCGCACCGCCGGTATGCGTGCTCGATGATATTGGTGACGTCGATTTGCGTCTGACCAACGGTGCCGGAGGTTGCCATGTCTTAGCCTGTTTGCTGGGTAGGTTGAACCACGCGCCAAGTCAGTGTGGCGCCATTAGTGACCGAGTTGATTAGCACCCGTGCCCCTGTAGCTCCGACTAACCCCTGCCCAGTAACTGTGGCAGTCTTGGCAGAAAAAGCTGAGGTAGCGGCAGACCAACTCAACGTGTCCGAGCTAGCATCAAACAGCTTATCCAAGGTTTCTTGCATCGAGTAGTTGATGGTCCCGGAAATCTCGACTTGGTGCATTGCGCCCACAATTGAGCGCCACTCTAAGGGAATAGCTGGCGTCAGTGAGGGTGCCGCAACCCCTACGGATACCACCAAGCCGCCCATCGTTGCCGAAGGCTGAATAGTGGACACTGTCTTGAAGTACCCCGTGCTGGTAACCGTGGAGTTACTGGCAGGTCCGGTCAAGCCGGTTTCTGTCTTGGCGTTGCCATCCGGCCCGGTGCCCACAATAGTGAAGGTGATGCCCGCGAGGGTGGCCTGCACTGGGGACGTGAGCGTAACCTGATGTGCCAAGCCGTCGCTGGTAGCTGTTGTCGTTGGAGCGGTAGCTGCACCGGTGGAGGTGAAGGTTTGCGCGTTGAAGGCCGTCGTCAACGCCGTGATGGGCGAGAACGGGCCTAGCTTGATTGGACGCATATGTGCTCCTTTGGGTTAAAGGAGCGCCCCCGAAGGGACGCCCAATACTTAGACCTGCGTCACGCCAGCAGCGCCGATGCGGGTAGCATTCGGACCGCAGGCAAGAGCCGGAACAGCGATCGTCATCACCAAGCGGCGAGTGCCATTGGCAGCGCTGGAGGTTGTATAGCAACCACGAACGTCTGTAGTGGAGGTCGTAGCAGGGCTAGTCGTATCAGCAGCAACCAGTGTGCCAGCATCATCAGCCAGTGTAGCAGCCCACTTGACCGATTGCACATAGGCAATGTCCACAACGCGGACTGGCAGGCCAAACTTGTCATTGAAGCCGACTTCCAAACCGTTGGTGCCAGCCGTTGCATTGGCGTTGGTGACACTTGTCACTGTCTTGAATGCCTTAGTGGTAGCCACAGTGCTGGTGCTGGGGGCAGCAATCAGCTGGCTCATCGGCTGACCATAAACGTCGTAGCCACTGATCAGGTAGGTGGCGGTGTTTGCTCCAGTAGCCTTGACCGTAACGCAACGCGGAACATCCAGCACATATTCATTGGTGCCGTCCGGGCGCACACGCAGGGTGACGCCCGTGCCAGCAGCCAATGTGAAGGACGCGCCAGAACCGGGGTTCTGCGATGCAGCCAAACCGGCAACTTGCAGTGTCAGGGGGACAATATCGTAAATGTAGACACGCCCAAGGGGGCCAACACCTTGCGTCATCAAGGACGGATTGGTAGAGTCGGCGGAGGGGAGGAGAACGGGACCTAGGTACAGGTCATCGGAGAATTGTGGCATGGTGCTGCTCCTTGAAAAGTTTGCACGCTCATAAAAGAAACCCGCCAGTTTGTGGCTGGCGGGGGTAGCGCTTTAGACGCCTGCGGTGCCGAAGATGGCGCGTGGATCAGTCCAGCCTTCGATGTAACGCTCAGTGGCCTTGTAACGGACCGAGTCGGTTTCGAAGTCGCCCTCCATGGACTTGGTCAGCTTGCGGCGCACGATCAGCTTCAGACCTTCGGGAGCGTCAGTGGTGACGAACCATGCGGTAGAAGAAGTCAAGCGGGACAGCACAGCTGCGTCACCATCGACGGTGTTGTTCAACGACTTGATCGGGTTGATGTCGTTGTTGGCCGTACCAGCACGCAGAACCGATTTCAGCAAGACTTCACCTTGGAAGACGTTGTCCGGAGAAACCACCAGCTTCTTGCCCTGCAAGCGGATCTTCTTACCATTGTTGTCCACAGCCTTGCGGATCTGGATCAGCATCTGCTCCAGCGACGTTTGCGACAGAGCCGCAGGCGTAGCCAAGACGTTGCTGAAGGTTCCACCGACGATGGGGTGCGAAGCACTGACCAAGCAGATGCCGTCGCCGCCGAGGTAGGAAGTGTTGAACGCCCGGTTCAGGACGTTGGCACAACGCAGCTCTTTGGTTTCGATCAGGGACTGAGCCAAGTGCTTGCTGAAGGTGGAACCAATGTTGATGTGGTCACCGTCTTCAACCAAGATTTTGGTCAGCGCAAAGGCCAAGCCGAACACTTTGTAGGTGTAGCGCTTGTTGAACAGCACACCGCCTTGTTGGTAGGTGACTGGCATACCGTCGGGCAACTCAGGCGCAGCGCCGAAGCCGTAGCCCACAGGCTCTTCGAAGTAAGCCCGCTCGATGGTTGCATAGACTTCATTAAAGACTTGTTTCCACTCGTCTTTTCGTTGGTCATACACACCGTCGAAGTACTGGTTCAGAATCGGCTCGACAACAGGACGGAAGTCCGTGGAACGCATAGGGGCTGCGCAGAGCACCGCACCAGAGCGCACTAGGTAACCGAACAGGAGTTCATGAACCTTCGCGCCAATCGACGCAAACATGCCAACCACGAAGGAGGCCAAAAGTGTAATCGCTTTCATTTGGTTACTCCTTGATTAGATAGCGGTTGTGGGCACGCGGAACTGGCTGTTGGCCAAGGTCACACGCAGGATTGGGTAAGCGTCCGTGGGGGCGTTGTCCGGTGCGAGACCGAAACCAACGATACGGAACTGCTTCTGGTTACCTGCACCGGCCATGGAGGCAGTATTCAGGTTGCAAGCAGACAACCCTGTGGAGGTGGAACCTGCCACGTAGGTAATGTCAGCTTCGTCGCCGATGAAGGCCATCGCGGTGGCGAGGGTTGCGCTCAATTGACCGACAGCTTGGATCTCGTACACTGTTTCCAGGTCGGTGATGACCCAAGCAGTGATGACGGAACCCGACTGAACGGCTTGCGACGCAGGGTAGTAGTTGCTGTAGGTGGGTTTGCCGGTAGAATCGACATACTCACATCCCATAAATACACCCAGCAAAGCGGCAGCGGCCGTGCCGACTGTGACAGTGCCATTAGCATTCAAGATGACTGGGTCACCCTTGAAGATGTTGCTACCATAGGTGGGGTTGATGGTGTAGGCCGCTGCGCGGTCCAGACCAGAAGGGTGGTACACAGGTACCAAGCCGATGGCGGCTGCTGTTGCACTCATATTGAGCACTCCTTTGTAAAATGAAGAATCGACAATGACCTTTCGGTCCATGACGGGTCAACAAATCAACTACGGGAGTGAAAACTCAACCTCGCGATTTTCAGACTCGAAGGTGAATAAACAACCGCTTATCACTGTAGCAGCAAACTTAGGGTTGTTTAGTCACTTTCGGCAATTATAAACCCTTTTTACAAAAACACAGGGGTTTTTCGGCGCTGAATGTCTGCCTCACGTTCCATGGCATCAATTCCGTCATCGGCCTCCTTGAGCCGCTCGCCTTGATTGTTGTAGCGACCGACCACACCGTCTTCCTCTTCCAGCGGCTTCTTGTGGTGGTAGAAGGCCATAATCTTCTGGTAGCGTTCTTCTTGGATCTTGAAGAGCACCATCTCGTTGCAGGTCACGTAGCCGTCGTATCCGGCCAAAGTCTGACCACCGGAGGCATCAAACCCCGGCATCTCAGACTGACGCACGGGTTGGTAGCCCAAGCGCTGGCGTTTATGCACGCTGTCATACTGGCTGGATGTGGTCAACCAGACCAGGTGCCACCCGGCCATTGCTGGCGGATTAGGCAGCGCAGTCTGGGTGAACTCGGCTTCCATGAATTTCTCGAAGTCGTCATCTGAGGTCAGACCACTGGTGGCGCGTTCGTCATCTTCGGCACCTCGGTCACCGCGAATGTCCAATGCGCCGCCAATCTTAGTGCGCTCATCGCCAGAGGCAGGTTTTGCTGTTGCCATGATATTAGTTCCTTAAAGTTTATTCCAGTACTACCCAATCTTCTGCCAGCATATCTGTCTGGCTTGCTAACCAAGGCACGCGGGCTCCAGGCGTGTTGATTGCGTCCACCGGGTAGCTCATGAAGATGTAGGGAAGAGTCATCTTGCTGTGGGCGTCCGGGGTTTGAAGTTCAAGCACCAATCCTTTGCCGTTCCAGCCTGCTCGCTGCACCCTCTTCCCGAGCTTTAGCATGTGCAGCGCATCACCGAACGTCAGCGCCTGAACAGGGCCTTCAATGCCTCGATAAGCCGTCTCAAAGATGTCCTTTGGGCTCCAACTTGTGTAACCGTCTTCATACTTGACGGCATAGCCCGGTTGACCGTCTTTTCCGTCTGCGCCCCAGGCTGTGACGATCTTTGTTCCGATGTATTTGTGTGTCATTTCAGTTCCCTCTTAGTTGTTCAGTTTGGTGCGCAGTTCGTAGCCCAGCAATGGCCAGATTTTCTGCACAGCATTTGCACGTGAGACTTTGCGGCCAATCTCTGCATCGAAGTTCTCAGGGCTGGCGCAGGCAGACTCGCCGGTCACGGTAAAACCGTTACGCATCACCAATATGCAGAAGGTCATTAACTCCAACGGAATCAAATCAGCATTACCCTCGGCAGGCGCCTCACGCCCGACATACGAGTCGTTATCAAGAGCGCCCCTGCGACCGTCAGCAGCAGTGAAGTAGTGCTCGCTGGCAATGTTCGCCTCAATGTCAGCGGGCGTGATGCGCGGTGCGGTCTTGCCCTTGGCCTGGATTTCTTGCTCGATGCCGCCATCATCAGTGCGGGGTGAAAGTACGTTGTGCATGACTAACTCCTTGCGTTTGATTTGTCGTAATCACGGTAGCTCTTGATCATTTTTGCCCGGGCAGCGGTGTCGTCCCACATGCCGGCAGCCTTGATAGCAGCCACTCGCTCAGGGGACAGCGTGAAACCGCCACCGTTAGCGCCAGAGCTAGGTTGGGTACTGCTTCCTGCAACCGGGTTGACAGGGCGCTTAGCCGGTGCAGGCTGCGCGAGACGATGCGGCAAGTACTTCTTAGCCCTGCTTTCCAGCTCAGTCCAGTACTCATCCGTTGTTGCGTCCCAACCCTCGGCGGTCAAGGAGTTGTCCAGTGCGGTCAGCACCTTGCTGTCCGGATCTGCTGAGGTCGGCCCGCCATACCACTGGTTTTTGGCTAAGAACTGCTGGCTCTTACTGACCAAGCGAGTGTCGAGCGGCTTAGGCGCATTCATCGCCCGCGTAGCATTAGCCTTGAATTCAGTGAGTTGCTGGGCACGGGTACGCGCTGCAATCATGTACTCGGTGGCTTCGGCCAACGTTTTACCATCATTTCTGGTGGCCGCGTTGGCGATGATTCCCTTGAAGTGCTCAGCGGCTTGGTTGGCTTGGCTTATTGCAGCATCAACCTGAGCGAGTTGGGAACCTGCATTGACGTCTTGAATTGAGCTGACTTGCTGTTGCAATGCCCGGTTTTGTTCGGTGATTGCTTGCAGGTTGCGCTCAAGGGCTTCCACTCGTTCACGGTTACGCTGAGCACGCGATTTGCGTTCAATTCGACGTCGTGCCCGAATGGCCTCGCGGTCTTCCTCAGTTTCGGCACTTTCTAACTCCTCATCGACCTTAGCGGTCTTTTCGTCTTCATCCCCCTCCAGGGGGTCATGTTCATCTTCACCCTCTGCTTCGAGGGGCTTTGCTTCTTCGTCAAGTAGGTCTTTGTCTTCAGTGGTCATAGGTGGCTCCTGATGCTATTTTGATGGCTTGTTCATAGGCCAGCAGTGCGCCTACTTTGCGTTCAGCGTCTTCCAGCGCGTAGCTTTGCCCCAATTCGAGGTCAAAGTTGGCAGGGTCAGCACAAGCAGCCTCCCCAATCACGGTATAACCACAGGTTAGGGTTACACAGCAAACAATGTGCCGGGTGCCACGAAACAAATGGTATTCCTTGCTTTTGATGGCGTCCTGAATGTGCTTCGGGGTCACCGAGGCGCAGGTCTTCAGCATAAGGTCGTGGATCATGTCAGGTGTGCCCGAACTTTGGTGACATCACCAGTGTAAGCCCCGATCAGGTCAGCGTCACTGAGGATGGCCAGCATGATGGGCTCCAAGCCGTCCCGGAGGTCCACAGTCCAGCGGTCACCGCCCCAGCGCGGGACCTTGACGTAATCACCGGGTTTCGCCCAGATACCTTCAGGCCATTCCTCGCCAGTGGTACGCTTCTTGAAGGCCAGAGGGCCGACAGAGATTAGCTTAGCAACCTGCCCGTTGTAGGCTTCTTCATCCTTGGTGCCAGTGGACAGGATGATGCCGCTTTTGGTTTTGGCCACAACTCGACGGATCTGAACCACGACGCGATGACCGAAAGGGGTAAATTCTGGATCGACATGGGGGAACATTTCCTCGATAGTCTTATCAGACACATCGAGACCCTGCCCATAAGGGTTAACAACATCACCTGCACTCATACTAGTTTTCCTTACAAAACCGCCTCCATATGGCCGGGAGGCGCACGGCAGTCGATCAGTTATTGATCGTTTTCCATTCCCGCCATCACATTCTTGACAATGTCAATGAGTGCGGCAAGCTCAATGTACTGGCCCAACCTACGCTGGAAGGCTGGCCAGTCATTTGGAGGTGAATCGAACACAGCTAGGGCCATTTCAGCCCTACGTTCGATCAGCTCCTTGTAAATCTTTTCCAGCACTTACTTGCAGCAGCCTTTGGCTGTACCGCCCTTTTTGTACCCGGGGATGCCGTTGGCCATCTTAGCCTTGGTCAGCGGGGACATTGGCGCACCCTTGATTGCACCGATCGGGGTGGCGGGCATTATGGAACGCGCAGCGGGAACGAGCCCGCCTTTTTTGAAGCCGACCGGCTCACCCACGGCCATGCGCTTGTGTTGCGGGGTGAGAGACTTAGAAATAGCCATGTATGTACTCCTTAAAGAACCATTGCAAACAACATTAACTCATCTTCTTCATCGCGGAGCTTCTTTTGGTATTGCTTCGCAATGGTCACGAGATCCAACTCAAACCCGTAGGCTTCAGGCCGCGCCTGTATTTGCTGAACCAAATTATAGGTGAATTGCTGCGCAGCAACCGCATCGGCAATCCCAGCTGTCAAGGAATCTAGATCCTTTTCAGCTTTAAGGGCCAGCGCCTCAATCTTAGCTTGTGTAGCCGCTGCTTTGCGTTTTGCAGCAGCTTTTGTTTCGGTTTTTGCAGGATCTTCAGCTTCTTGCTTAGCAAACGCCTTGGTGTAGTACTCGATCAACCAAAGGCGGTTGACTCCCGACTTGTTGGAGGACGCAGCGCCGGGAGCATAGGTCAGCGTCGCTGCATTGCCAGTATAGACGTACGCCCCGGTGTCACACGTCAAGGCATAGGCCGCCCCTGCCCCGCCCGGAGCGTAGGCTAGCGTGGCTGCGTTGCCTGTATAGGTGTATGCTCCTGGAGCCAGCGCCAGTTTCCGCGCAACGGTTAAAACCGCTGGGTTCCCGGCGTAGGAATACGCTCCTGCAGCGCAGACCAGATTATGCGCAACCGTCAACCCTGCGGCATTGCCAGTGTAAGTGTAAGCGCCAGCCTCAAGAGCTAGATTCCGATCCAGTCCCAGCGTTGCCGCGTTACCCGTGTAGGTGTAGGCCCCTGCCGCCAGCGCAAGGTTTCTAGCAACTGTCAGTGTGGCCGAGTTACCTGTATAGGTATAGGCCCCCGCTGCGCAGGTCAGCGTGTAGTTGACTGGCCCCCCTCCGCCCGAAGTTTCATCAATATAAGCGCCGCCGGGTATCTGATACTGCGCGGTAGCAGTCTCATTTACGTACGGTCCACCGGGTACTTGGTACTGCGCCATGCTATGCTACCGTTAGCTTCGGGCAAACGTAAATTGTCTTGCTGGCCTTTGCCAGCACTACCCGAGCCACAATGAACCCAATTTCAGCAGGTGTGATAGTGACAGACAGTTTCTGCTTCTGAGGTGTTGTCAGCCCGGTAGTTGTCCATGTTTCCGAACTGTCCGTTTGATCTGCGGCGGTAGCCAACACGTCCGCCTTGCAATCACTGATCCAAGTTCCAAGGGGGTAACCGCTCGTTCCGAGGTACATGACCTCTAACCACACTTCATCATCCTGGAAGCGTGATCCGGTGCCTGCCCCCTGCCCGCCCGCAACGTTTGTATCATGCACAAACTCCACAGTGACTGTGAGGGAGCTCAAAGTGGAGTTCCACTGAACAATCTCAGGCGAAAGTAGCCTCTGCAGTGGGTACTGCGCGGTGGATGACGTAACCAGTTTCCAGGAAATGCCTGTAGTTCCGTCGCTTGCTCCAGAGGAGCGAACAATTGTTGTTTCGCTCTTAATGGATCCACAGTAGTCCTCGACCCACAAGCGATAGTTTGTATCTGTGCTATCGCAGTTATACATCTCGTAGCGCTGCCCCAGTCCAACAGAACCTGCCGCCACAAGCAACCCTGACCAGGACGCAGGAAGCTTGCAATCGCGAAACACCATCTTTGCTGGAGCGACGCCAACGGGCGAACACAAATTTACCGTGCTGGCGCAGTTTGAAAAATCGAATCCACTACAAAGGAAGGTTCCGCCAGACCTGTCCGCAGCCATCTTAAAAATGGATGTCGGTGTTGTTGATCCTGATAGAACAGACCCACCCTCTATTGTGGTGTCCCCAAATACTGAAACCGCGTTGTTCGCATGCGCAAACTTGAATGTGGAGTTGTACAGCGATGTCTTCATCAGCACGTTTTGCGCCGACGCTGTCGTTATAAGACCCCCAGAGCCTGCGCTTGTGGTCTGAAAAGAGCAGTTTTCATATCTTTGCGTGGCATTAACGTTGGTGCCGTTCATTGCTATGCCCGCGCCTGATATAAATGTTATGCCGTAACAATACAGCGCACCATTCAGCGTTATGGTGTTTGCGCCAGTGGTAGTGACGGTGGCTGTTGCTGCAACCGCTGTAGGGGGTCCCGCTGCATCATTTCCGCATATGAGCTTTACTGGCGAGGCGTTGGTTCCAGCTCCAGCAAACGTAACAGTCCCAGCCGTTGACTCTGCATGATTTTGGCTGACATAGATCGTGTCTCCAGCAGCATCAATCGCAGACACCCCGGCGAGGGTTGCTTTTGCAAGTGCCCAAGTGGTTCCGTTGTCTGCATCACTGCCATCTGTTGATCGAACGTACAACGTTGCCATTTATTCCCCCATAGCAGTCTGAACCGCTTCATAGTTAGTACGCATGGAGGTCATTTTGGCTTTAAGCGTTGTCCACTGCCCTGCAGTCAACCCAAAGGCGTTCCGAACCTGCAAGTCCATAACGTCCCCGGCCTCGATATGGTCAAGCACAAACTTAGCAATACGAGCGGCTTCTTCTCGACCCGCAGTTTTGTATCGCTGTCGTAGGCGTGCGGCAAACTGCGCCAAGGTCTGGTGCTGTAACACGAGCGCCATCAGCTCAGCAAGGCGTTAGCCTCGCTCTCCGCAAGATCGTTTGACAGCTGCACCGCACGCGCATTCAGGATGGTGTCATAGTTCATGGTGCCGTCAGCAAGGTATTCACACACATGCGCCGCCCCAAGGCTGTTCACATGGACTTCAGTGATGTACCTGCGCCCGTCTGCCTGTGGCACCCCAACAATGTATCCGCTGGATACGATTGGCATGATCAAGTCACCGTGAAGGTTCCGCCGGAAGCATCCAGCGTCGGGGTGAAGGTGTCTCCGTTAGTGCCGTTCATCACCACAGAGGAGCCATAGTCCCAGTAGCTGATACACTGCGTACGGGTCAGGTTGTACAAGATCACATAGCGGAAGGTGAAGCCTCCCCCTGAGGCTGTCCAGGTCGGGCTAGCTGGCGCTGCAAGGATCAACTTGTAGACTCCTCCAGACTGAGTGGCTGAGGTAACTGTACAGTTCACCCCGCCTGCAGTGTACCCACCAGCAGTGCCCAGCTCAGTAGCACTGGCCGCTGTGGTGTCTGTGGCCACATTAGGCGCCGTATTTGACAGGATCAGCTGCCAGGTGTCAGACCCCGCGTTGGAGGCCTCCATAAGCACCTCAGTGCCGATTTGATATTTAACGTAAGCAGCCATTATTCAGTACCTTTCACAACAGATTCAACCCCGATATTGTTACCCAGCTCATCTTTGATATACCGCGCCACCCGTGGGGCACGTTGCGCTTGATGCAGGGCGGTGAGCCCTTGTGCCAGCTGTTCCATCATTGAGGCCAGGTTCTGGTGCATTTCAGCAATTATAGGCGCCAGCTCCCCTTTCAGGCTGATGGATGCCTGTGGAACAACTGATGCCGTTTGCTGGAGCATAGACTGCAGCAGGGCCATTTGCGCGTCATTGTTAGCCTTTTGCTGGTCACGTGCCAGTTGCGCATTGGCCGCGTCGGCTTCCCGTTGGGCAGTCTGTGCGGCTTGGAACTCCGCCAACCTTGTTTGAGTATCCAGAGCGTGATTTTCGATAGCCGTTGCCATGGTGGTAGCCCGATCATTAGCATCTTGCTTGACTTGCTCTTGCCACTCCTTGAACATTCGGTCCTGTTCGGCGTTTTGATACTTGGCATCCCGCTCCCGTTGTGCCTCCGCCAGTGTGATCTCCTGAATGCGCTGGTCTGCGGCGTCCTTAGCGGCTTGGAGCTGCTGGGCGCGTTGCATTTCAGCCTCTGCATTGAGCTTGGCAATGGCTTGCTGGCCTGCGATTTGAGCCGCCACAGTGGGGTCAACCGGGGGCTTAGGCGCAAACTGCGCGGCGAGTTGCTGCGCTTGCTGCATCGCAGGCATAACCATCGGTCCGAGCAGTTGAGCCATGATTTTGTCGGCAAACGCCGCCCCTTTTGCCTCTGCCTGAGCCCGAGTGATGGTTGCTCCCATGCTGGGGGCCATCATTTCCATAGCATCCGCAGCCCCTTTGGTGTGCTTTTTGTACAGCGACATCAAGTGGTCCTTGAGATGCGCCATCATCGGGCCAAAAGCCATCGTCCCAATCAATGGGTTGGCCCCAAAGATCGGGCTGGTCAGGAAGTGCAAGTGGGTTTCCAAATGCGCGATGTCATCCTGCTCCGCATAGACTTTGATTGGCCCAGGCTCAGCCGAGCAAACTAAGAAGTTTTCGTCCAGCGCGCCTAATCGCTTGGGATCTTTTGGCAAATTGGCGAATTCATCGGGGGACGGGATCTGCAACAGCCGCAGAGAGCGCTGCAGTAACCGCTCGGGTTTGAAGTACGGTTGGAAGGCGGGGTTAGCCGACAGCTGCATGACTGCCTGCAACTGTGCGTAACGCTGCGCTTCACTGAAGATGTTGGGATCGCTAACCGGAATAATGTCTAGCGGACCTTGGAAGTCCTGCCGGGTGACCACTAGCTCGCCCAGTTCCTCAACGGTCTCCTCATCCGTCATGTTCTCCGCGTCCAGACGGTGCAGAATCTCCAGCTCTTTCTTGAAGGAGGCGTGGCAGCGCGAGTGTATAGCGCTGAAGTTGACCGAGCCGTGCTCAATGAGTGCCAAGGCGGTGCCCACAGGCATGTCGGAGCCAGCTTGATTGATGGCCTCGCTTGCAGTAGAGATGACACCTTCAGCTTGCTGGGTCAGCCACTCCAGCAGGTTAAACAGCACGGGGGACGGGCCGGCAAACGGGAACGGCATCACCATCTTGCGGATGTCATCCACTCCGGCGGGGGCGTCAATCTCGGCCAGTTCTGTGGCGTTGACTTGGATGCTCTGCCCTGCGGTGCGACCGCCTTTGAGCTTCAGCCCACCAGGGAAGTTGGCGATGTGTGCCGAGTCCAGCAAGGCGCGCAGGGCGCCAGTACCGCCCACTGACAGCGAACCGATGAGATGATACAGCCCGACCCCAGGACCGCCGCGCCACGGAATGAAGGTGTACTCCACCATCCAATGCTTCTTGGACAGTTGCTCGTCCATCTCGGACCAGTTCCGGTACAGCCCCAGCACCTTCTGAGTAGTGTTCTCGATGTGCAGGATGTATGGGGCTACTTCCCCACCTGTCAGGTCATCGTCTTCGATGGCTAGGTCCACATAACTCATGTAGACTTCACGCATACCCTCGTCATTGTAGGCCAGCGTGTCTTCTTCACTGCCTTCAATCTTGTCGGTGGCCTTGCGTGACTCTGACTGATCAGCCCAGCCGGGATCTACGGCACGGGTGTGGATATCGCGGTACAGCCCGGACTCAATACGCGCCTCGAACTCAGCCTTTGAGACCCACTGGCGGTGCGTCACGCGGCTGCAGGTGTAGAAGTCCGATTGGTTGTATGGCATGAAGACGTCATCAATGTAGACGGTCTCCGTGCGAGGACGCTCCAGCTTGGCATCCCACCACCAGCGCTTGTACTGTGAGCCGCCCAATGGCAGCTGACTCAGTAGGCGCTCCAGCTCAGCCCGTTGCTCTTGCACGCGGGTTGTAAGCTGCCAGTTCATGTAGGCTTTCTTGCGCTCAGCCTTGTCGATCTTAGCGTCGTCAGCCTCGCCGATGATCTGGGTCTTGCATGGACCAGTCGCCGGGAACAGCTCCTTGATAGCACGGCTGGCGAAGTCCACGCAACCTTTGGCCAGCATGGGGTGCACGGTCTTGGAAGCCCCGTCGAAGGATGCGCCTCCGGGGGTGTCCTTGCCCAGCCCTGTGCGCTTGATGCCTTCGGCCTGTTGCTTGTCGCGCTCAGCCCGGGAACGCCGGTCAGACTCGATTAGCTCGGCCTGATCCATGCCCAGCGTGGCGATGAAGCCTTCGGGCAGCTTCTCGGCTAGGTTGGCCCCAAACTCAGGGCTCTCATAGGCCTCGTCGTCTTCAGGCAGCTTGACCAGCGCGGAGCCGTCAGCTTGCTCCTCGACTTCGAACTGCTCTTCTTGTGCTTCATCCATTGCGTCGTCCTTTGTTGTTTGCAGCGTAAACTGCCAGAGCGGTCTTGGCCATGTCGGATGCCTGTGGGGCGTTGCCGGTTATCCCGTAATTTGCCCCAGCACTAACCAGCCGGGGATCGACCCCCGTTTGCTTTGCTGCCTCGCTCACTGCCTTGCCCAGTGCAATGCTGCCCACGGCGTTAGCCCCAGCCTGTCCCACAGGGACACCCCTCATGACCGCCTCACCTACGTTGACCACAGGACCAAAAGGTCCAGCCGCAGAGGCTGCGGTCTTGCCGATCAACCCAGAGGTTTGCCCGCTCAGGAACCGGCTCAGGTCAGCTGCGTTCAGAATCTCGTCCACTGACTGACTCATATTGGCAGCGTTCATTCCGATCTGTGAACCATTGCCCGCAAGCTGCGCCATCACCGCGTCGCTCATGGTAGCCCCGCCTGTACCCGAGATGTAAGGGGCATGGAACAGTGGGGAGCTTAAGCTGTCCACTGCAGCATCCGTGAACCCGGGAGTCATCCCAACGGTAACCGCATCGATCTCTGCTGGTGTCAGGGCTTCAGCTGGGGTCTTGATACCGTTGGGGTCACCAGTGAAGTACATATAGGCCAAGGCTGCAATAGCTTTAGCCGCATCAGGAGAGATTGCACCGCCGGTCGCTTCAGAGCCAAGCTTGGCGGCTTGGTTGATCGTACCTGAGGTTGCTTTTAGTGCGTCCTTGCCGAAGTCATCCACGCTTTGCACCACAGGGCGGAAGATTCCCCCGATGTTGCTTAGCTGTTGACTCAGCCAGCCGCCTTTCTCAGGCTTCGGGGTGAAGACGTTGGGCTGCGCATCAGTACCCAGCACGGAGGTGTCAGGCGCGGCGTTGGGGTCATATGCTTTGAGTGCTTCGATGTAGCTCTGGTCAATGCGTTGCTTAGCTCGCGCAGCGTCCTCGTCCTGAGTCCACGGGCGGTCAATGCCGATACCATATTGAGCTTGGTGAGCTTTCTGGAACTCATCATAGGCGTCTTGCCATGTTGGGGCTTTGCCCGAGACTGAGCCGCCTTCGGCAAAACCGGGAGGCTTTGCTGGCCCCATTAACCCAGGCCACACTTGCTGGTTGATGGTGTCAATTTCCTGTTGCGTTGCATAGGTTGGAAAATCAATACCGGCTGCACGAATCATCTTTTCTTCATTGGGATTCCAAGCATCGGTTGCTCTTCGAAACCCGGTGTTCTGCAAATCACCCACATCGCTCCACTTGCCGGACTTCACAAAGTCCTGGACGAAAGGCAGGTATTCGTCGTTGGGTTTGCAGTTCTGCTTGCCTTTGATTTGAAGAATCCTAGGGGGTGGTGTATCGTAGCCGTGCTCAGTCAATGTTTTTACTGCAAACTCATCAAAATCCCCGTTACCCTTACGATGCCTATGAATGTAATCATACATAGTCGAGGGTGCTTCAAATATATCACCAGCACTTTGCTTATCGGGATCGGGCAAAGACTCGAGATATGCTTTAGATACCAGGGAGGGCTTTCCCTCCTCAATTGTCACATGCGGTCGACCCTTAGCGTCGCGCAGGGAGTAGATGCGAGTGCTACCGTCAGCGACCTTGGCGCAGTACCTTCCCACACAATGCTGCATAGTGTCGCCCTCGTACTTGAGAGCGTCTTGTAGAAGAGAGATGCGGGGATCGTTTCTGCTTATCTCCCCTTTAGGACCTCTGAATCTAGACCCATCAGTGGTCGTATCTGCCCAACCCTCAGGCAAATCAGAGGGTTTCCGCAGCTCCACCCACCTGTACCCTTTCTCAGGGTAATCCTTGTGGAGCACGGTGGCCGCGTTGTTGGCCTTTGCGAGGTCAGCAGCTGCTTTCTGGTCAGCGCGCCACTGGTTGATCTGCGCCACTCGCTGCACGGCCTGTGGTACGGACACTTTGGCGAGGTCTTCAGGCTTGAGACGCAGTTGGGGAGGCAAGCCGCTATTGACATCAACTGCATTGCGCAGTTCGTCCATAAGGTGGTCGAAGCCGAGGTCTTCAGGGCGGGTATGATGATAGAAATCATACACCGGTGTTTCAGGCGGAACTTCAGCCAACCAGGGGTTTTTCTCAACTGTTGGAATACCTGTCTCGCCATTCCTAGCGGCTAAGAAAGTCCTAGCTTGCTCAGGTGCTATCATTCTGTCTGACGCATTTTCCCATGTTTTAGCCGCATCAGAAACTCCTAGCTTTTCTAGCACTTCACCCGACGGATGAACTAGTGAACGTCCCCCATGTAGTTGGGCAGGATCAACATGAAGGACACCCTGTTCAGCCAGCGCCCGAATGGGATCACGCTCGGTGGCCATGTCGTTGCGGACGTAGTTGCCGAGCTTCTTGTCGACCCAGTTGTTGAGCGCTTCAGCAGAAACCCCTGGATTAGCAACATATTGGCCCGCCTTATCCGGGCCATAATCCACAATAGCTTGCTTGTACTTATCGACATAAGGGTTCTTCAACCCCTTCAGTGCATCCTCAATGCTCCCGCTCAGCCAGTTGCCGCCCGGAGCCTTGATGACTCCGCGTTGTGCTGCTAGAGAGCCTGCACGCGGAGCTGGAGACGCCATTGCCACACGGGACAGGGCTCCCCGCCCCAGAGCAGCTGGTTTAGTGGCTCCTACGCCCCCAAAAAGGCTTCCTACGTCACTTACAGCCTCGTCTCCAGGCTGCTTACCCGGCAACCACTCCTTGTAGAAATCAGAGGTGGGCAGTACAGGTGTCGTGTCCTTGAGCGCTCGCTGTACAGGGTTGAAGGTGGTGTACTTGTCCAGCGTGCGCGCCAAGCCCTCAAGGTCTCCAGGCAAGCCGGCAGTGCCTGCAATCCAGCCGCGAACCAGTGCCTTCAATGCGGAACCGCTGAGCGGTTGGGTGGAAGCGTCTTGGCCTGAGCTGCGGGTGTGTTCCATGCCTACGTGACCGCCCTCGGAGTAACCCTTCCTAAGGTGCTTACGAACCTCATTTGTGGGATTGACACTCCGCTCTAGGAATGTACGAGCGGCTGCACGGGACTGTGGGGAACCCACATTGGGGGAATCAAACTTACTAAAGTCACCGGGCCGCATATCTTTTAGAGGCAAAGCCATGTCAAATTGATCTATTAAGCGAGTGGGTGTTGTATCTTGTGCCCCCAGCGACGCAGCAATTTCATGTATGCGTTCGGCCCAATCCGTATCTGCCGTTGAAAATGAACCCCTTGCACGTGACTGCAGTGCATGGTTCAATTCATGGTTTAGGAGACTGTAGTCACCCGAAGTCAAGCCGGGTGGACCAATGACGTGCTCGAAATGTTCGGCAACCCCATGACGCTGGAAAGGATTAGGTCCGGTGACGAGGAGTTCAAGGCCACTTCCGGCTGGTTCTATCCTACCGCTTCGTGGCATAAGCTCCGAGGAGGCATCATTCAAGTATGCCCCGTAGGCCTCATCTGGCATTTTTTTGAGCTGTAACACACTGAGGTCTGCTAATTCTGGCACCTGCTTATATAGCTCTGGATGATCCAATAGCGCGTTGAGTGGCATGACGCTACGTGGACGCATTTGAACCACGGGCGGAGCCTTGACAAAGGACTGCCCAGCTAGTATCTTGCTAGTTTGTTCAGCACCCGTAGGTGTTGGAATATACTGCACCACATCAGCAGCATCATGCGTAATGGGGAATAACCCGTATTTTTGTAGCAGTTCGGAGCGTGAAGCCCCTTTGCGAAAGTCTTCCATCATCTGGGGAAGAAACTTCTTCATTCCAGTCAACACAGCCGGGATGATATTACCAGCTTGAGCATCTGTAGAGGCTCCGGCACCCATTAGAGCTACTCCAGCCTTACGAGCCAATTTTCCGCCAGGGCCTCCGGCAACCATGAGACCCAGGTCCACAGCGTCTTGGGGTACCATTGCCTCAACAGTACCCTTGAGCCCCTCAGAGCCCGGGTCGTTCCACCACTTGGGAAGCTGTTCAGCTATGATGCTAAAGGGTCCAGGGACTTTGGGGGTATTATCCATCATCTAGTCCAGAGGGTGTTAAGGTTTACGGGGCTACCACCAAACTTCACACCTTTATTGAGGATATCATCTGCAGTAAGGGACAGCGGACCTTGAATGGCTGAGTAAGGTTTCCCGAATACGTCAGTGGCGTCCTTGAAGGTATTGCCAGGTAAGAAACTCATCAACACGGGATCATCCCCAAAGAGATCAGCCAAGGCGGCCATTCGATGACGCCCCTCGTATTGAGCTACCAAATCAGACGGGTATTGATCAACCCACAGGGCTGGTAGCTCTTTCACCCCTTGTTTCTGAAGGAGTAGTTTAAGTTTATCGATGGTGACCAAGTCCGAGGGGTCATTCAGCGGGTGAGTCCTACTGAGGAACTCGGATGGCCGCATGGTCCCGGCCGCAAATGGCTCCCGTGTAGGGATCAGGGATTCGGAGAATCCGCGCTGCGCTGCGGGTTTCATAGCGGCTATGCGGGCCATCGCCGCGGGAGAGTAACGGGTCGGGTCGATGAAGTCAGGCAGGCTTTGAGCCCGGGATATTGCCAAATCCAGGTCTTCGGGTTCCAGACGCTTAATTGCCTTATAGGTTGCATCCATAGAGGGCCTGGTAGCCCGAGTCAATGCACCCGTCGTGGCCTCAGCCTTACTCAACTCGGCTACTTTAGCTGCAAGCTTAGCAGCTAGATCAAACTTACCCATGATTACCCGTAGGGGTTAACTGCTGACCGACGTTTCTCATGGTAATCCAACTCCTCCGGGTCTTCAGTCGGTGCTACTGCAACTTCCAGCTGCCCAGCATCCCGTAAGTAAATTGTTGCCTGCGTAAAGCAATCCACCATCTCGTCATGCTCTCCTGCCGGAAACTGCTCCAGCTGATTTAAGAACGGAGCAACCCACGTTCGGGGTTGACCCTTCTGTTTATTCGACTCCAACACCCAGAACACTCCCGCTTCTAGCAGTGGGCTTGCCATGTGGGCACGAGCAACCTTATCGGCTTTTCCGGGATTATAAGGCACAGCCGGGATATTTGACAACCTTAAATCCTGGAGCAGTGACTGGCCGGACCCCTTTGCTTCCACAAGAATGACGTCGGCTTTACGGCTCGGCTTCATTATGTTGTCCCGTTCCCCGCCATACTTTGCCTTCCAATCGTCCATCACCCGCTTCTTCAGTGTGGGGTAACCGAGGTACTCATTCCAGCAGTCCAACAGCAACACATGACGTTGTTTCTCGTACTCAAATACACCCCATACACAGCACCCTGTTGGGTCGCCAGTGGTCTTCTCGGTGAACGCTGTGTCATAAGACTGCACAATGAAGAACAAATCTGGGATCGGTTTACTGTTCGGCCACAACCGGAAGAAGTCGGTCTTCAAGATACCGCCGCCAGCTGGTGATGGTCGTTGCTGGAGCTGGCCTGCAGTTCCGTAGGTTCCCAGCAGGACCTTGAGTTGTGCGACTTCCTTGGGCCCGAACCGGTCAGGGCAGATCAATTCTCCCTCAACCTTCCGGGGGTCGTAGGGCCCCAGTATGGTCTTACGTGCTTTGCCATCCCACTCGGCCGGAATGCAGATGTGCTCCCAGCCTTTGAGGTCGTTGATAATGTGCCCGCTAATATCTTTCTCATGGAGGCGCTGCATAACCACCACCATAGCATCCGTCTTAGGGTTGTTCAGCCGTGTGGACCACACCTGATCGAACCACTCTAGGGCGCTGTTGCGCATGGCCTCGGACTGCGCGTCTTGGGCACCATGAGGATCGTCCAGCACCAACCGTGAGCCCCCCTCACCCGTGGCCGTTCCACCCACACTGGTGGCAATCCGGTAGCCGGTCTTGTCATTCTCGAAGCGCTGCTTAGCGTTCTGATCCCCGGCCAGTGAAAACATGTGACCCCAACGCTCTTGGTACCAAGGTGACTGAACCAACCGTCGTGCCTTCAGGTTGTCACGTATCGAGAGTGTGCCCGAGTACGACGCGGCAAGGAACTTCTGCTCGGGGGACTTGATCCACTCCCAGATAGGCCACATCACGGAGACGATAGTGGACTTCGAGTGCCTCGGGGGGATATTGATCAGCAGACGGCGTATCTGGCCGGCGCTAATGGCCTCCAGGTGCTCGCAAATTCGCTGGATATGCCAGGAGGGGATAAATGGGATTCCGGGCTCTACGACGTGCCAGGATTGTTTGACGAACTCGTAGAGGGAATTCTCAGCCTGGCGGCGAAGCTGCTCAGACTGAATAAGCTTTAGGTAGTGGTTGACATTCACTGCGCCGATGCAGCTTTGAGCAACAACCTCTGCATGGTTGCCAACTCATCTTCACTCAGACCCCGAAGGTCCACACTGGAGACACTGACAGGTTGACCATCAGGGCCAGAGACTTCCTGCAGGATCTTGTCACCGAATATCTTCGGCAGGAGTTTGGATAGCAACCACTTGCGGGTTGAAATCTGGAGGTTCCGATGGCCCAGCATGTCCTCCTCCACAAACTTGACAGTCACACCGCCATCAGGGTCGATGATTTTGGTCTTGGTCTGGCCGATGTGAGGACTGTCAGAGATGTCCTGCAGGTCATCAGCCATGGCCAGGTAACCCCGGTGTTTGGCGTCGGTGTAAGCCCTGGTCAAGTCCGGGTCATCCTTCAACCACCGATACCACACCATCCTGGAAGGTGCTCCTTCAACGTCCCGGATGGCCCTCTGCAGGGAGAACCCGACTTCAATCCTCTCCAGAACCTGTGGAATAACCTTGGCCTTCTGGGCCTTGGTGAAGCTATCCACAGGGAGTGGTTTGAAGGGCTTTGGCTTCAAAAGCTCAGCCTTCTTTGCCATGTGCTCTGCCTTCTTCGCTGCTCTCTTTTCCTTGGCAGCGGCGAGTCGTTTGAGAGAAGCTTCAGTCGGCATGGTTCGGTCATTATACCCGATTTTTTAGCGAGTAAATCGCGGGTGTTTCGTCACTGCCATCCCAGTCACGGTTGATAACACCGTCCTTGGAAAGTTGGATAAGCTTCTTCGCCACAGGGTTGATTATCCCATTGTTCTCTTGACCATAACGGAACTTCGGAGGAATCTTAGCCATCAAGCTTTTGAGAGTCCAAGATGGTTGGTCTTCCATGGTCTCAAGGATCAACTGCTCCAATTCATCAGTAGGTTGCGTGAGCGAAGCTGCAGTTGACCCAAGCATCCTCTCATCAGAACAGCAGTAGTCAAGATGGTCTTCCTCCCAAGGTTCTTTATTATCAAATTTTGGAAAGGTTTTATTCAACCAGGCTTTCCTCTCGGCTACACTCATGGCTTTGAATCCCACAAGCTCTTCTCCAACCAGTATCCCTTGATCAACCATCCACTTATACCCCTCGGTAATCACCTCCCGACTACATCCGGAGTCTTTCGCCAGCTGTTGAAGACTCTTACCACCCGACCTTGGTTGACTGTACTCAGACCAGATGTACCAAGCACCCTTAGGAACTTTCTCATGTTTCTCTGGTTTCTCAACTTTGGTATCATTAACCGTGTACAACCAGGCCACCCCCTTTTTAGTTCGAGTAATCCTCCCCTCTTGAAGCAATTCAGCTTCCCACCTTTCGAAGGATGCTTGACTAATCTCTAAAGTTTCACGAATGGTCTTGGCATTCATCCAGGGTCGGTTTCGAATAGCCTCAAATAGTTTCTCAGCCCCGTCTTCTTTAATCCGAGGTTCGTAGTAAGGGTACCTATAGTTCTTCCCACCCATGGGCTCAGTATGAACTGACACCTCTTTATTTTGAATCATACTCGTCAATTCTTCAAAATCAAGTTCAGCACCATATAAGGTAATCAACTCCTTACCTGATACCAAACCGGCAGTGGATAAAAGATTGCGTAGAGAAAGCATGATAGTTCCTTAAAAAAGATTTAACTGACCAGCTGCGGGCAAGGTCAGTAAATATATATTCATTTTTATTTCTATATACCGGAAAAACCCGTAAGTATGGAAACAAAATCCCGCAGCCCTGATAAATACCATATTTCCCAGGGGAACATTCTTATTATAGGCTAAATCCATAATTATGGCCACAGTGAACCGCAGCAGCTTGAATTAAGTATGGAAATCTTACGGAATCTTACGAAAATTAGCGTTTTCATATTATGAGCCACTCTTAAAACGCAGCACCATCAGCTCCTCGACAGCGGTACGAACCAGCGGGCAAACCGGTCCACTGACCCCCTGGAGCAGTATTGCAGAGGCCAGATAGCCCATCACATGGCCCGCTACCCACTCAATGCATGGATCCCCAATGCTCACTCCCCGGGCCAGTGCATGGGCCCTCAGAATGATGTAAGGTGTGGATGCCACGCCCACATTGCCATCACTCACTCCGGCTACCATCTCGGCCCGCAGAATGTCCCAGTCGACCAAGTCCCGCACCCGGAAGAGGCCCTCAAGACCCTTCGCCCATTGTTCGTAATCACCCTGCCTTATCATAGCGTCCCCCATTCCTAATAATCAATTGTTTACCAATCATCCTGTCGAGTATCCCGCTGGCCTTCTGTTGACTGATTTTCAGGGCCCGTTGAACGTGGCCTTCACCTATCAGATCTGGAGAATTCGTCATCAGATCTAGTATAGCCGCCTCGAAATCCTCCTCCTTAGCCTCCCCGGTATGTTCAGACTGTGTGGTCTTGTAGAGGGGTTTCTCGGCGGTTCCCTGGTCGATCGTAATGTCGATCTTCGAGTAAACCCCAGCCCCGCGGAACTCACGCTCGAGAGTGATAACGCCCGGCGTGTCCTGAACCTGGAGGTACCATGCAGACTCGATCCAGCCATGCAATGTGGTAGACCCCAGCATACGCTGGCCGCCCCTCCTAGTCTCACTGCCTTTACCATAGTGGTGGACCAGGATCACAGCACAGTTGTACTTCTGCTTTATATACAGGCACCACTGGAGGACTGGGCCGAGATCCTTCGCCGAGTTTACGTCCCCCGAAAACATCAGGTACAGAGGGTCCAATGTAATAGCCACTGGCCGAATGCGATCGATGAGCTCCTCGAGGGCTTGCTTATTTGCCGCATCATCCAGCATAAAGGACTGCTGGTTCACGAAGTACATAGGTAGGGGCTTAGGCCAATCAATCTGAATCCTGGCACCCAGCTTCACTACCCCCCCGACATGCTGCACGCCACTACTGTGGCCACATAGGCCTCGACTCTCGGCCAGTCGCCCCAGTCGGTCCTTCATAATCCAGTCGGCATTCTCGTTCTGGATAACCAGGACCGGGCCAACCGTGTGGACCTCATGAATACCAAGGAACGGAGTCCCAGAGGCCACTGAGAATAACATGTCCATACACAGCGTCGATTTGAAGGATTTGGGCTCCCCGGCGATGATACCATGTGAGTTCCGAAGCCAGAAGTCCTTCACCATCCAACCGGGCTCGTGAGCCCCAGAGGTCATTAGATCATAGTACCCGACGACCTTCAACTCCAGGCTCTCGACCCGGGTCTCAGCCTTCTTCTCCCCGCGGTCCTCATGAATCTTCTCCATCTCGGAAGAGAAACGTTCATCCTCATCGTCCCGGCCCCTGTACTTGTTCCACTCAGTGTCACGAAGTATGGAGAAGACGTCCTTGATAGGGATTCCCAGGTCGCACATTTCGTGCTCCAAGTACCACAGCATATCACTGCGCTTACCCTGCTCGGCGTGACCCTCAATGATTCGCATGAGCTTCTTCGGAATCGAGGCCCGCCAGCGGTCCAGTAACGATTGTGGGACCTTGCGAAGTACCTTGTCAGTGAAGTGTGTCAGCTTGACGGTCGGCTTGGTCTCGTACTTCAGGTTGGGAGTGCCGGGTATCCTGAGGACCTGGGTGAGGTCCCATCCCCCCCGATCACCGCCCATGTAGTAGGCCATCTGCTTGGAAGACTGGGCAGCTTCGTCAGGGGTCACAACCTTCGGCAATATCCACAATCCCTGGAAACGCCCCGGGGATGACTCCCACAAGATGGACGGGTTACACTTGGTGTGGTCACCCTCATCAATATCAGACCACAGTAGACGAGATCGGGCTACGCCAGCTTTCGACCGTTTGGGCTCAGTGAATGGGAGTGGGCAGAAATACATGTCCTTCGCCGCGTTCTTGCTAAGCCATTCATCCAGGTTGGCACCCAGATTCTCGTCATAGGGGAAGGAGTAGTCCCTCCATGGGTGGTTTGTGGACAGGCAAACAAAGTCACCTGGGAGGCACTGGAGGGCCCAAACAGCCTGGAGAAATTCACGCGAGTTCATGGGCCGCCTCTACACTAGCCCTGGAAATCATCCACTGACGGCCGACTTTTTTGGCCTTAAGCTTACCCCGCTTGATCCTGTTGATGACCTGCATGTTGCTTAACCCTAGCAGCTTTGCTGCTTCTGAAACTAGCATATACCTGGACACGTCTGCCTCCTTAGTGGGAGTGGGATTATAGGCCTGGGACTTTAGTTAAATAAAGATAAATTTCAAGGTTCACTGCCGGTTTTGCCCAAGATGTGGCATATAATTCCTGCTCCACTATCAAAAAGGAAACAAGCATGATCATTGTAGAGGGTATGGACAGCTCCGGAAAAACAACACTGATCCGTAAGCTGTCTGCAGACCTACAACTCCTGGTGATGAATAATCGAAGGCTTCCCCACCATGCCCAAGATATCATTAAGTTCCAGCGGAGAGCTCTTGGCATGGACCGGCATTTTCCAGTAATCTTGGACCGATTGGCCACCATTTCAGAGCCAATCTATGGGCCACTCTGTAGAAATACAGGGATGCTGAAGGTTAAAGTAAGGGACCTGCTGGTTCTCCAGCTGAAGTTTTCTCGGTCAATAATCATCTACTGTCGACCGTGTAAAGACACCATCTTCAAGTTCGAAGAACCCCAGATGGAAGGCGTGCTGTCTAACCGAGAAGACCTGCTGAACTGGTATGACCGAGATATGCTGGCTCTGGAACGTGTGGGGATACCGGTCTACCGTTATGACTGGGAATCGGATGATTATCAAGTTTTGTTAAACCAAGTAAAGGAGAAATTGTGAGTAACTACCAAGATGTAAAAGATTTCCATGAGAAGTATCAGGTTCCCTGTTCCTCGGTACCGGCCCTATTGGACCCATTCACCATGGATTACCGAATCAAGTTTCTTCGTGAAGAGCTGGACGAACTGGTCTTCAGTCATGGAATGGATGACTTGGCGGGCTGTGCAGATGCCCTGGTGGACCTGGTCTATGTGGCTATGGGAACCGCCGTGATTATGGGCCTCCCGTGGGAGCAGCTCTGGGATGAGGTTCAACGAGCCAATATGACCAAGAGATTGGCCAAACCAGATGGCTCAGACAGCAAACGGGGATCACCCCTGGATGTCATAAAGCCCCCAGGCTGGGTAGGGCCAGACCACTCGGCCGCTCTAGCGGGCTCTGGCGACCGATTTGACGCCCTGGCGGCCCTCCTTTTGGCAGCGGAACGGAGGTCACATGGTAACAGTTAAAGTCACCCGTAAGGGCCCAGTGGCCTACATTCAGGGGATGCCCCTCCCGCACCCAATGTCGCCCGAACTGATCGAGCTGTTTGGCGATAAGGACGAACTGTACTTCGAGGCCTCAGTGAACCACGGAATCGTCACCCTGGTTCGTACGGTACCTGCACCATGCTGACCGAATGGCTGGCCTTCGTTAGGCGAGTGGCATACCCCAACCAGGGAATGGTCACCGGGGTTCGTAAGGTGGCCTTCGACCAGTACTTCTGCCTGAGCTGGGAAGAGCTCATCAGCAGTAAGCTGACCTATGAGGACCTGGGGTATACAAAGGCTAAGGGCCGACAGCTTGAGCGTATTTACTGGCCCCAGGAAAGTATGACAGTGGCCCTGGAAAAACTCCATGACCGTCGAAGTAAACCGCATAGCAGTGTGGCAGTCCAAATGGCAGCCGGAGAGAAAGACTCCCGCAGTCAAGGTTACTGTATGCAGAGCTTTGTGATTACCCAGACGGCCTTGGGCAGGCAAGTGGACATCTACTACCGCAGCACAGAAGTTACTCAGAAATTCCTGGCCGACCTGGTATTCTTTCGAACTAAGCTGGTTCCCCTGTTTGGTGATAACCCACCAAATATCGTTCGGTTCAGGTTTGCTAACACTTACTTGTCTGCGGTGTTTGCCCCGATCTTCTTGAGGTATGAACCAGACCCATTGGAATTCTTCCAAGAGCTTGAGCGACAAGACCCAAAATTTTTCAGAACCTTTGGCCTGGCGACTCGTAGATTCTTCAACGAGACCCATAATTACTCCTATAGGACCAGGGTCAAGATGTTCGAGTATTACAAGGAACATTGCACTACCAACCCGGCAGTCCAAAAGCTGCTGGCTAACTTAACTGGAACTGTGGAGGAAGATGATGAAGACGAATAACTTTGAGCAACTAATCAGGTTGGTATATGCCCAGTTCAAAGCTGAGGCTGTGCTTATTAAACCCGCCAGATGGCAAGGCCGAGATACGTCAGGGAAGCCTGACCTGGAGACATACGAACTGCTGAACCACAGCTCGACCGTACTTCTGCCAAGTGAATCTTTGGCTTATTATCGTCGAGATATAGTGCCAGATATACCCTGGGCAGATAATCACTTCGAAGAGCGTGTCTGCGGATACCCACTCAACCCGGGACTTCAATGGTCCAAATGGAGGATGGGGAAAGGGGCTGACAGCTTCAGGCTACCGGACGGATCATTCAACCACAATTACATGGAACGTATGTGGCCTAAGCTGGCCCGGAAGGTGCCACTGTCTGAAGTGGCCCCTGAGGATTGGGAACCAGACCCCTCATTACCAATTCATCGGGGTATTCTCTATGAATATGGGGACCTGGGGGATGTGGTAGATCTGTTAGCCCGAGAACCTGACACCCGACAGGCATATCTCCCAATGTGGTTCCCAGAGGATACCGGGGTGGCCCATGGTGACCGTGCCCCGTGTTCACTGGGGTGGCATTTCATTGTCAGAAACAGTCAGCTTCACATGGTATATTACCTCCGGAGTGTAGACCTTGTGAACCATTGGAAAAACGACCTGTACATGGCTGTTCGGCTTCTTCTTTGGGTCTTGGATGAAGTTAGAACCATCAACCAGGATTGGAATGCCATCCAGCCCGGAACCCTTACAACTCACATTACCAGTTTTCACTGCTTTCGCGGTAACTGGCATCAAATATGAAACCACTACTTGCTGCAACTGTAGAAGATGCTTCCAAGCTGACCTTCCCCTTGATTGCCAGCCCAAAGCTGGACGGCATAAGGGCCCTGGTTCTCAATGGATCATTGGTATCCCGGAAGCTGAAACCAATCCCCAACCCTTCCGTAAGAGCCCTGTATGAACACCTGCAGGGATGGGACGGGGAGCTCATCTGCGGAGATCCCACAGACCCCGCCGCCTTTAGAAAAACCACCTCGGCAGTGATGTCCAAGGACGGAGATTCCTCCGGGGTAACTTTTCATGCCTTTGATAATTTCTTGCATCCGGGAGGATTTGGTGAAAGGCTTAGGTCGCTTTATCCAGTTCCCCGGGTTCAGCTGGTTCCACACCAAGTGGTTCAATCCCATGAGGAGTTACTGGACCTTGAATCCGACTGGCTGGGTCAAGGATATGAAGGAGTAATGCTTCGTAGTTGCCATGGGCCATACAAACACGGTCGCTCTACTCTTCGAGAGGGGACCCTGATGAAACTCAAAAGGTTCTCGGATGATGAGGCTGTTATTGTTGGGTTTGAGGAACAGCTCAAGAACACTAATGAGCTTACTCAGGACGCACTGGGTAAAGCCAAGCGAAGCAACCATCAGGCGGGTATGGTCGGAAAGGGAACACTTGGGGCCCTGGTAGTACTTGGTATCTCTGGCCCGTTCAAAGGGGTAAGGTTCAATGTGGGATCAGGAATGGACGATCAAATAAGGTCAGACATCTGGGATAATCAAGCTAATATAAAAGGCTTGATTATCAAGTTCAAATACTTCATGATAGGGTCCAAGGACTCTCCACGCTTTCCAACTTTCCTGGGTTTCAGGGAGGACATATGAGGTTGACCCGGGACGCAATGCTTATGGCTATGGCTGGGATAACGGCTATGCGGTCTACCTGCCTGAGGCTTCAGGTGGGAGCCGTAGCGGCCAGGGATGGCCGACTGCTGGGGTCTGGGTACAATGGGGCTCCGTCAGGGCTACCACACTGCACCGAGTCTACCTGCAACACTTCGAACCCATGCACCAACACTGTCCACGCTGAGCAAGGGCTCATCTCCTTTGCGGCCAGGCACGGGGTTCGGCTGGAAGGGGCAACACTGTACGTGACCCATTGCCCATGTCAATCTTGTGCAGGGCTTATACTTAACACCGGAATATCCCGAGTGGTTTATGCCCACCCATACCGGATAACGACGGGGCTGGATATGCTGTCCTCTGGTGGGGTTGAGATATTCCATTTTAAAGATCATATAGGAATACCATGGTAGCTAAACGAATAATCCGAACTGGAAGAAACTCGAACTGTCAGCTGTGCCCAAATTGGGAATCAGCTCAGCACCCCTGTCGCTGGGGAGAGGGATCAGAAAAAGCTACCATTATGGTAGTCGGGGATATGCCCACACAAACTGAGAACCTGGGCGGCCGAGGCGGGAAGATGCTCAAAGAGCTTCTGAAAGAGGCCGGGATAGATACTAAGAAGTGCTACTTCACTAATGTGGTGAAGTGCCCCACTCACGACGGCAGCGCCCCGTCCTCGGCATCACTGAAAGCCTGCAAGCAATACCTGGACTTGGAAATAACCCAGGTAGCCCCTGAGTACATCCTGACACTGGGAGCCACTGCGCTCAAATCCCTGTCAAAGAAGTCCAAGATTACTGAGCTGCATGGTCAGGTGTTTGATTACAACGGGATCAAGGTAGTTCCGTCCTTCTCACCGAATGTGGCACTACGAGACCCGGCTCGGCTACCTGGGTTAAGAAAGGACCTGGTAAAGTTTGGGTTCATTACCAGAGGGGAAGAGTCCACTACAGAGGACATGCACTGGGAGGTCATCAGGACCATGGAACAATGGAATCAGTTCGTAGATGAGTTCGAGCGATCTGAGGTAATTGCTGTAGATATTGAAACCACTGGGCTTGACTGCGAAGTACCTGAAGGGGAAATCAACTCCATTCAGTTCTCCCTGGATTCCACAGATAAGAACTGGGCCCTGCCCCTGATGGTTCGTGATAGCCCGTGGAGGGGAAAGCCTACACTTCGACAGCAGTTCATGGATATACTGTTTGACCTGTCTGAAGGCAAGGTAATCGTTGGGCAGAACTTTAAGTTTGATAACCGCTGGATCAAGAAAAAGTATGGGAGAAAGTTCCACTTGAATTTTGACACTATGTTGGCCCATCACCTGTTGGATGAGAACTCCCCGCACGGACTGAAGGAACTGGCCTCAGAGTTCTGCAATGCTCCCAGCTACGACGTGGACCTCAAGACCAAGCTGGGACTAGGGGAGCTGGAACCATTCTACAAGTATGGCTGCTTTGATACTTACTACACCCGGCAGCTCTATTACATCTTCAGGAAGCGATTGATCGCGGATAAATCCCAAAGTCGTCTGTTCTACAAACTGGTGATGCCGGCGGCCCGGATGCTGGAGGATGTGGAGTCCAGTGGACACTTCATTAACGTCAAACGCCTGACTCAAGTTCGTGAGGAATTGAATAAACAACGCACATACCTACTGGGAGAAATGCAGCGACTAGCTGGGGAAGAGGTTAACTGGAACTCCCCGGCCCAGGTGGGTAAGCTGTTCTACGGAAAACTGGGATTACCCATCCTGGAGAAAACTGCAGGAGGTTCCCCTAGCACGGGAGAATCCGTTCTGCTAAGGTTACAGCATGAACATGAGCTGCCAAAATTACTAATGGAGTTTCGAGGCGTAGACAAGAACCTCTCCACATATGTGGACGGATGGTCATCTTTGATGCATCAGAATCATTTATTTATTTCTACCAAAATTCATGGTACTGTAACTGGTCGCTGGGCATCAAGACTCCACCAGGTACCCCGTGACCCGATGATAAGGTCGCTGATCGATGCTCCTCCAGGGTGGACATTCGTTTGTGCTGACTATTCTCAGATTGAACTAAGAATAGCCGCCCTATTATCGGGTGACCAACGAATGAAAATGATTTTCCAAACAGGTGGGGATATTCACAGTGCTACGGCTTCGTTCATCCTTAATAAACCGGTAGATCAGCTTACTAAAGAAGAACGTAAGATGGCGAAAAGTGTTAACTTTGGCCTCCTGTACGGCATGGGATGGCCTAAACTGGTTATCTACTCCAGGGATAACTACGGGGTAGACATGACTGACCAACAGGCCAAAGACTTTCGTGTACGGTATTTCGAAACCTATTCAGCCTTACCCCGGTGGCATGAACGTCAACGTAGGGTAGTTCGAGCCTTTGGTCAAGTCACTTCCCCGTCGGGCCGAGTGAGGCATCTTCCCGGAGTCAATAGTAGTGAACAGGGGTCTCGGGCTGAGGCTGAGCGTCAAGCTATAAACAGTCCAGTTCAGGGGTTCGGATCAGGGGACCTTAAGGCTATGGGTATGGTGGAAATCCACAATACACTTCCTCGAGAGTTCATCCAAATTAAAGGCGAGGTTCATGATAGTAATTTACTTTGGGTCAAGACTGATAAACTAAACGAAATCTTACCGAAGGTTAAATCCATTATGGAATCCCCCAGCCTTCTTAAGGACTTCGGAATTGAGCTGACCGTTCCCATCGTAGTAGACATAGAAGTAGGGGCTTGGGGGATCTCGAAACCCTGGAAACCAAGCTTATAATTACCTTACCAACACAAGGAGTACCATGTACTATACTTACTTTCATACCAGGAAGGATA